ACAGTTTTAGCACCTTGTTAGTGAAAACATATATAAAATTAATGAATAAAAATAATCACAGATGGCACAAAGTATATCAGTTTGGTCAGTTATAGATCCCTTAACAGGTAGCGCTAAAGTTTATACTTCTTCACAAGCCGCATGTGATGAATTTACCCAATCTTTTTGGCCAGGTACATCTCTGGTAAGAACTGAGAATATAACAATATTAGGAGCTAATTCATGGAATCCAGATATAGAGGACCCCTGTGGTTTTTGTAATAATTTTACACAGACTGTAGAATGTTGTGATCAAAATTTAGTTGGATTTTATTTAGGAGGAACTTTAGATGGAACTCCTCTACCAGGAACAAATGCTGACTCACGTTATGTTGCAGTTGCCCAAACATATGGGTCTACCTATGCCAGAATTTTGCAAATAGCTCAATCTATTTCTTTTCCTTTCTGTGATCCTCCTGATCCAGGAATCTGCCCAAATGGAGTAAATGGGGCGATAGTAAAAATACAAGGTTGTGTAGGACCTACAAACACTCCAACTCCTACCCCAACACCAACCCCAACTCAAACCCCAACTCAAACACAAACCCCAACTCAAACCCCAACTCAAACCCCAAGTATTTCTTTAACTCCAACCGGAACTCCAACTGGAACTCCAACCGGAACCCCAACTGGAACCCCAACTGGAACCCCAACTGGAACCCCGACCAGCACTCCAACCCAAACACAAACACCTAGTGTAACTCCAACCCAAACACAAACACCTAGTGTAACTCCAACCCAAACACAAACACCAACACCAACCGTAACCTCGACCCAAACACAAACTCCATCGGTAACACCAACTTCTTCGATAACCCCTACAATGACTCCAACCCCTTCACCTACTCCTTTTGCAGATCCGACAGTTCTGCTAGCGGGTGCTTATACACCAGATGAATCTGTTTGGTGTGTGGGAAAAAATTTATCGGTTTTTAGCGATGGTAATTGGTCAATCTATGATTCCTCTAACTCCGCCGTTCCTTCCAATTCACCATGGTATCTTGATACGAGATCAATTTCAATAGATACAGATAATGTAAAATGGGTAGGATGCGCGGTTTCTTCTTCTACATCTCAAGTTCTAATTTTTTCTGTAGAAGGACCATATGCAGCCACTGGATCTTCATGGAATGTAGATGAATTCAATTTGGGATCTTCCGATTGGGAAGTACCCATAATTTATGCTAGCCCTTATGGGCAAGAAATTCTGGCGGTCATTTCACCTTTGAACGGTGGGGTTTCAGCAGGTGCCACATGTAATCCTGGTCCAACTGGCGGGTATTTGTGGAAATACAACACACTAACACAAAACTGGAGTGAGGTTTCTCCAGGATATGTTTGGCCAACGATTAATGAAATCAGAGCCAAAGGAGAACAAGGGAAGAATTGGCATTATTATTTAGCAACTAACGATGGGCTTCAAATAATTAATTCTGGAATTCAAACACCTAATTTTCTAGAAGATGATGAGATTTTTCTACCACAGGCAAAAAAATTCAACAAATTCAATTCATCTTTAAATTCCACGAAAGTTTATTCCATTGATTTCGATGAAAATGGTAATTATTGGTTGGGAACAGAAGAAGGTATCAGTTACTGGGATGGACAAAATTTTTATAATTGGCCATCTCCTAATCCTCCAATTCCGGTCACAAAAGTCGTAGTTAGACCTTACGGTCATGTTTTTTTACGTTGTGGAAATCCCCAATCCAATCCGCCGACAACAGATGGATTTTATCATTTCAATGGTTCTTCTTTTACTCACTTTAATTCTTCTAATTCAAATTTACCATCTGACATAATTGTAGACTTTGGTCTTGCTACCACAAAATCGATTGAAAATGGAATTACAACTTATCCATATGATCTTTGGATTATTTCCGGTAACAACATAGTTTTATTTGATTATGTTCTTCCTCATGTTTATGGTTCAAGTAACTTTGAAGGTACGACCGGATGGAATTTCTTGTATTATTCCCCATCTCCAACAGGAGCAACATCAAGTCGTGCACTCCTACCTAAAGTTCAAAAGTACAATTGGGTTTATCCATCGTGGCAGGGATATGACAATTCAGATTTAATTTTGAATCATCCAGGAATGGATCCCAGAAATTTATTTCTAAACACAAATTTCAAAGCCATAGCCAGCGGGGAAGCAGGAAATCAAAATTATTGGAATTGGGGACAATTACCCACCTATGAACAAGAAGTACAGGCTCAGGAAATTCCAAATTATTCGTGGATGATTGGGGTAACCTCTACGCCCCTATCTTCTGGAGATTCAATTGTCATCACATCCACAACCCGTTTTTCAAATTTGAATGTTGTTGGTGGCTATTCAAACGAGCAATTTATTAACTTTGGACCATCTAGCAACACTGCAGATTACATATTTGAAAATCTGAATTACTCTGGAACGACAGGAGAGATTGGATTTTTAACTTTTTATACTGACAAAGGACAGGTTCAAGGGGTGATACCTTTCCTGGGGGGAAGAACCAGAGTTCTTGACGTCAAACCTTCATTCGATGGAAACTCCCTGATTGTAGCAGGTAAATTTACGTCCTATTTGGAAGCTGGAAAATTTGTGTGGAACACAAGATTCCCAAATGCAGCAGATCTTACAATCACCGGTGTTACCGGACCAACTGGAGGCCCGATTGGTTTTTCTAATTTGTCAACCCCCGGGATCACTGGTAGTTTTCCGTACCCGTGGATTTTAAACGCGCCAATCTCTGGAACCGGTGTGTACATTCCAGATCCAGGATTGCTTTATAATGAACCTGCTTATTTTATTGCGGAAGTCGATTTTGAAATTGGGGATCAATGTAGTTATGGGGGGATTGATTTTTCAACAGAATCTTTACGTTCTAGATTTAATTTGAAAAGATTCAGGTATTTTCCATCAATCAATTCTTCGAATAATCCTATTCCCGGACCAACCGGTTTTTATCCTCCTGGTATAGGAGTAAGCGGAGGAACAGAATTATCAATCTCTAAATATTCGATACGGTTGATGTCGAATTTTATCGGTGGGTATTCTACCCTCAAAAATGAATATTCCAATGAAGGAGATTTACCATCGTCTCCTGAATTTATTTTCAGCCCAATTCAAAATAACGTTTATTTACCCAGCGCATTCGTGTTGGAAATGGATCCAGAATTTTCTTTGATTCGTGCTGGAGTAATTGGAATGACTGGCGTTGGTTCTTTTGCTGATTCATTAGTTAGTCTTCCCAATTCTCAAACTTTTTTAACAGCTGGAACTTCCACTGATGATGTTAATTTTGGAGGAATCACTATTTCACATCCCACTGGGGCAACTGGATTTTCTTATCCGTGGGTTCTACTTTCTAATTCGAATTTTGTGGGTTTAACTGGTTCATTTGTAAGCAACTATCAAAAAGACGATATTAATTATCACACCGGTTGGCACAAAACAATCAAAGCTTTCAACAACACGGAAACTTACTTCACAACTTTCTTATTCACTGGAGATGCTGTTGTACAAGGATCCGGAAATAACGGAACTATTCCTGGATCTTCTGGAGCTCTTCAAGGTGGAATATTATCTATTTCCCCTGGTGGAAAAATTCAAGCCGAATCTTATTACGAAATTTTGCCTTCATCCTACGAAGATGTCTATGTTACAAGAATCACTGAAGTTCAGGGGACAAGAGGAAATGGTGATTATTATTTTTCTGTAAATTATCCTTTGCAACCCGGGGTAACAGGAAGCGGAAATTTAATTCAAAAAAGAAACGTAACTGGAACTTTCATCGATTCTTTTTCCACCTTTGAACCTCCTGGACAAACTGGAACACAAAATGAATTATTTTTCACAGTTTCTCCCGATTTAAATATTTTCATAACAGGAACGAATCAAGGTTTGACCGGTCCTACGGGTTTACCATATCCTCCTTCGAATTTTTCACCCTTTGTTTCTTTTCTAGAAAGCTTCAAACCTCCATTGGGCATAGACGAAGGAAATATCATTTCCCGTGCGGGATCGGGTGCGTGGACATGGGTGGATGTCCATAATTCGGACAACAGGCTGTATGTTCCAATTTTATCCACAGTTTTCTTTTCCAATTATTCCTCTGAAATTTATGGAAAACAAAACAACCGATGGGTACTTTCAAATTCCAGAACTGGTCAGGTAATTTTAGACGTTAAATTCACGCCATATTTTATTTACACGTTCACAGAATCAGATTATTATACTATTCAAAATACTGTCGAGGATTCGGCGGGGAATGTGTACCAAATTTCAAAACCTGCCTTCGTAGCGGTGGTTAATCAATCCATCCCCACAGCCAATGATCCAAACCCTCTTCTTGTTAATTCTGCAGATTACGGTTATGTTGCTCCGGGTAGAGATTTTGAATCTCAATATGCAGATTTAGATAGACAAATTTTGGAAGATCAAATTGCAATCAGATCCCAGAATGTTCCGAATTATGGATCGGGATTGAGATTAGAAGATGATCCTAATTCTACCTTCAGGGGAAACTAATTACTTAGGTTTTCCGTTTCCGGTTCCGCCTACAAGTTTATATTTCCATTGCTCGTACCTTCTAACAATTTCTTTAAGAATTTTACTACGAACAATGTCTTCTTCGCCGAATCTGAATTCCCCAACCCCAGAAATTCCTTGAACTAACTCAACGAATATGGGGAGTGCCACTTTTTCATAGGCAATATCGTGCTGTGTTATATCTCCAGCTACCAAAACTTTAGATCCTTCTCCAACTCTAGAAATATACAACATGAGTTGCTTCATGTCACAATTTTGTGCCTCATCTAAAATCATCATGGACCTATCGAATGTTGCACCTCTCATGTAGGCCAAAGGTCTAAATTCAATTGTACGCTCAGAAATTAATTGGCCAAGTTTTTCTTTGGTAATTATTTTTTCCATGGTAATAAGAAAACTTTCCATGAAAGGACTAATTTTTTCACTTACATCTCCTGGCAAACTTCCAAGCTTTTCTCCTGATTCCTGAATTGGTTTTGTAAAAATTATTCGATCTATTTCTCCTTTCTGAACCATCTTTAAAGCCGCATAACATGCGGAGAATGTTTTAGAAGAACCTGCTGGACCCCAGCAAAATGTAATTGTATTTTTAAAAATTTTATCGCAATAACTTTTTTGTTTTTCTGTGAAATTTACTTCGTGGAAATCTCTTGAGGTAAGTTTACTTTTTGCTGCCGGCATATTTTAGTGTTGTGAATTGTTTTGATATATATTCAAAATTAAAATTTGAAACAATGTCAACTGTCAGTACAACCTCTATTTTAGGTTCAGATTCCATTTCAGCCTCAAGAATTACGATCAATTCCAATTTTCTTCTTTTGCAAAATTGGATCAATCAGTATGTTGATGTATTTAACATAGATTCTGTCAATGGAATTTTGGATTTATCTTCTGCCTCCACTGGAAGAATTTCAGCTAAAACTGGTTTATTCGATCAAATCATAGTTCCTGTAGGAGGAACAGCATTGGCACAAATAAATTCGGCTGGTGTTGGGCAATTTGTAAGTTTGGCCACAACCACTTTAACTGCAAGTGGGTTAAGCACTTTCAACGGACCTCTAACTGCAAATGGAACATCTACATTCAATTCAACCGCAAATTTGATCGGAACTACCAATGTAAGCGGAGCTTTTAATTTATTACTTGGCGGTCATTTCGTAGGTCAGAACACTATTTATGAAGCTGGTGCAACTGCTGGGCAGCCTTTCCCTTCACCTTCTTCTGGGGGTGGGGGAAGATCTTCTTCTTCGTCTGTTCCTTATCAAATTACCGGGACTGAAGATTTAATTTATGCCCAGTGTGGGCCCGGATGGTACATGTCGGTAGGAACAACCGGTGCCTCTGGATCTGTTTTAGTTTCTGGAACAAGAATTACAATTGTTAACACTAGTGATACTGGTGGATTTTTAGCTACGGGGGTTCAAAATTCTGGAGCCTATTATACTGGATTTAATACTGAAGCTTCTTACGCTAACTTCCCTTCTGCCGGAATTACATGTGATTCAGGGAGGCCTTATCAATCTGCGATCACTTTGCAATGGGAGCCTAGAATTTCTCAGGGCACAGGAACTGAACAGGGATCTTGGATTGTACTTTCCTCCTCCAATATGACCTTCTAATAAAAATATGGCTAAAACTCCCTTTATACGTCCATTACAGGTTCAAGGTGGTACCTTTTACGCCTTCTCTTCGGCAGCAGAAGACCTTTCTTTTACTTTTAATAACTCAATTAATAGATTCAAGTTTTCCAAATTTGCCTTGTTGAATATTCCGGATATAGATTCTACGAATCCGCTCGGAAACACTTTGAAGTTAGAAGCACCAGACTCTGCTTTTTTAGATAAAGCTACGAATGCTCAAAAGATAATTACTAGTAACGCCAACATAAATTTTTCTCAAAGTTTCCAAAGTTATTGTTTGAATTTAGAAACAACAATTTTAAGCGGACTCAATTACGATCAATCTTTAAAACAAAACATTTCGGAAAGAGTTTTTTGGAAATGGATGAAAGAATTAGGAGGAATCAGATTTCAACCAGCTTCTTCATCACAGGTAGTTCCGACTTTGGACCAAAATACTGTTTTGACTGTTAATGGATTGCCGGTGACACAAAAAAGATATGTTGAAGGTGATCCGACCGGAGGAACTGGTTCTTACGGATTAACTGGAGCAACATACAACAGGGTAGTTCAGTATATTGGTAATTTAGATATTGTAAATTCAGTTAAGAATAATAACAACACTTACTCAGAGGTGTATGTAATGGTTCCAACAAAAGACGGAAATACACCAACAGTTTTGTTCAAAAATGTCGTGGATCAAAATTATCCATCTGATTTTTCATGGACCAACAACCCGCAAGATCCCTTGAATGATGAATATCTAACTGGCAGATCCTATGATGAATTGAATCCGAGTGGTTTGACAAATTTGGCAATTTTCGACTGCGATGTTTTAGGGTCTCCCCAAGTAGAGTTCGAAAACACTTCCAATGGATCAACAGGATCTGGAAACTGGTATTCTCCCAGAGCAATTGCAGATACTTATTTCACCGATGGAACTAATCAAGGAACTAATCCTCCATTTACAGATCCTACTGCCAAAATTTTGGAAAAATCACACAATTTATATTCCCTGGAATATGTAAGAACAAATTTGGATTCTATCGGCTTAGATTTCAATCCCAGCTCATATAAACAAATTGTGGATGACCCAGCGATTTCAACTTTGGAGGAATTCAACGCAACTTCTTTATCACAAGATTTTTCATTCAATGCTGTTTTAATTTATTATGATGTTTATGATCCTGCAATTCCTGCCGATTCTGCCACCAACTTATATGGTGTTCTTTTCCTGGACGATGTCCAGGATACAGGAATAGGCACCTATGAAATTCCTAGATTTAAAAAATTCAAGCCAAACCCCGTTACCAAATTGAATGGTAACTCATTTGGATTGAAGTTGAACATTAAATTCGACGTAGATATAGATCAAACCGGGGTAGAACAGGCAATAAATGACTACTCCCCCTTTTCTTTATCTATGTTCATGGATGCAATGAATGTATTGCAAGACGCTTCTGGAACTTTGAACAACACTGCTTCCATTTATGTCAATTTAGAAGATCGAGTTGATGCTTTAGAAAATTTAGTTTTATCCTCCGATACAGTTTTTACTTTGAATTCCAGAATTACCCAACTTGAAAATACATTGGCCGCAAATCAGGCATTGTTTAATAACACTCAAGCGGTTATGGGATTAATTAATCAAAATTACGAATTGATCCGAGCAGTTGTTAATAATGAAACTTCTGTTGAAATTTCATATAATTTGAATTTGATCAAACAGGGGCAGGGAATAATTGTTGATAGATCAATTCCTAATCAGCTGTTTATTTCTAATGACAATCAGAATTATCACGTTGGAAATAAAAATGGAACTGTAACGCTACAAAACAATTCTCCAAATACAATTCCCCTTCTCACCTTTGGCAACTACTATAAGCACGTGAACAATGGAATTCCAATCACATTGACTTCTGATCTGGTTATCCGAATTGATGATTCTGCTGTTAACTGGAAATTAGGACAGGTGTTGAGATTTTCTTTCGGGGATCAAATTATTCCAAGCAACTTTAACGTCAATTTTTTAACTAACGCAAAGGGGAAATATCCTCTACCTAATCCAACTTTAGTTCCTTATTCTACTTTGATCTTATCCATAACTAAAACAGATTTTATGTCACAAGATTACAGACCAGTTATAGAAATTATCTGTGTAGACCCGATTAATTTGGTTTTTCAGGTGGATCAAATAGGCAGAAGTCTCACCAATAATTCGTAAAATTCAAAAACATGTCAGGCACTCAAAACAGTATTAGTTCTCTAGTAGCTCAATTTCTAAGATTGCAAAAGAACGCATTGGAAATTATCAATGGGCTTAACGAGGTTGCGACCTCTACAAATCAGACAGTTCAAATTGAAATGTTGGACGAGGCAGGATTTCCAACTAATGTTAGCATTCCGGCCTATGGGTATTTAAGTTCACAAATTGAACGATTAGATAAAAACATTCAATCTTTATCCGGTTTAGGGGACAACTTTTCCACAATCAGGAATCCTGATGGAACATATTCCCAAATTTATAAAGCAGAGCCTCTTCGTGATCCTAAACCCTTTGTTAATCTTCCGGTTCCCTCCACATTTTTAGCTAGAGACAATTGGTTTTTTGAAAGTTTTCTTTCCCCCCTGTTGTACATCAGCATAGATGTAACGGGACAACTTCCAGATGATGCCGACAGAATTTTAGTAAAAAGAATTATTGCCAACACAGAGACCGATGCACAAAAAGCTTATTTCGATGCCAATCTTAATGGAAGAAACAACATAGGTGAACAAGAATTTATTAACTCCTTGACTGATAATGGAATTTTCTATTTTGTCGATGAAGAAATCATTCCATTACCTTTGAGAACAATTAGAAATAAAGGAAATTTCGGGGTTTTATCTTTCTACGATGATACGGTCAGTACCACAGACGCGAATGGACAGACTGTACAGGAAACAAGAAGAAATTACAAGCTAAGCTCTGTTCAGTACACCGACACGAGTACTGGGGTGACAAACGGAAGAACTTTAGAGGTTGGGAATGTTCTCCTAACTCCAGATGGAACTAGATATGAAATTATTTCGATTAACATCAATGAAACTTCGGTTCAATTAAAAAGAACATCTGGTTATCAACCGGTCACAATTGGCCCTAATACATTGACACTTTTATCTACCCAATTTAATCCAAGATTCGTAGACGTCAATATTGGTTATAACGAAAGACAAGGGGTATTTTTTAAAAAAATAGATGACAATTACAATATTGTTGCTTCTTCTTGGTCTCCTGGATTTGTTTTCTGGAGCAACCAATTGAGGATAAATACCACCGTAGGGATTCAAACCTTAGAACAATTTTATCTTGGATCAGTTGCCGATTTGGGTCAGCAACTTTTGGCGATGGCGAAAGAGAAAAAAATAGCGGCAATTTCTGGATTGACCCCAGATACCCCGAGCATAGTCCCAACAAATTTTAGAGTTGTTCAAATCAACACCCAGCTGACACAATCAACGTCTGTCAAAACATTGAATGAAAAAGTTGCTTTGAAGTCAACTCTTCAAAGTGAAATTTCACAATTAGACAATTCAATTAACACAAATAGGGCTCAAATAAATTCTGCCAGCAATACCTCAGTTGCTGCGCAGGCAAGATTTGGTGCTTCTGATTCTATTTCTTCTACCGTAGGAAGTTTAACAAATACAACACAGAACACTCAGTCTTTACAGGCGAATTTAAATTCTTTAACCCAACAGAGAGCACAAAAACAACTGTTGCTGGCATCTGTTGTTACTGATATTTCATCTTTAAGTTTAACAGATCCTGGATTGACGGCTCAGCCAAAATATAGAGTTAGGGGATTCTGGCCTATACCCCCACCTAAACAAAGCCCTGCTACAGGAAAACAAGAAGTAATTCAATTTATAATCGAATATCGTTATTTAAGCGATTCTGGTATTGCCCCTGCAGTTCAACAAATTGAATTTTTAGACAATAACGGTCAACAAAAGACTGGAGCTTTTAGCAACTGGAACAAATATATAACCGATATCAGATCGAAAGTGTATGACTTAAACACAGGAACATATGTTTGGGCACCAGAAGCTACTGATGATGCCGATGCAAATAATATAAATCAAGCAGATATCCCGATAACGGCTGGGGAACAAGTTGAAATTAGAATCAAAGCTGTTTCTGAAGCTGGATGGCCAGATAATCCAATCACTTCTGAATGGTCAGAGCCAATTACAGTTTCCTTCCCTGCCGATGCACAAACGGAAAGTGCAACGGTTAATTTATCCAGTAATCTTAAAGATCAAGCTCTCCTTGAAATACAGCAGGACTTATCTTCTAGAGGTATAGACTCATTACTAGCAAGACAGTTCACCAGCGGGAATAAAAATTTCCTGTTGGATGCTCCGGTAATTTCAACTGGATTCACAGATTCGGCGGGAAACCAATTGGACTTGTTTCAAGTCCTCACCGATATGCAAAATCAGATTGCTACTCTCAGAGCATTCGTTGAAAAATCTAATGGAGTTCTAGAAGTACAACTGGTTGATGAAGCTGGAAATACCGCTGTTATCACAAAAGGTCAAACACTTCTTGTAGATGGAGGATATTACAATCAAATTTTTAGCAATCCTACCACCAGTGACGCAGGAAAAATTGCAGCTAAAATACTACAATTAAAACTGGTTAATACTGCTGCTGGAGCTTTAGAACTAGCATCATCCCTTCCTGGTGGATTAAATACACTTGCAGGAACTTCTGTATCTTCTTCTTTTCCTGAAAATTATTCCACAAATTTGAAATATGGAGAGATAGGAATTTCAATTACGTCATTAACTCCTGCCGATATTATACCACCTGGATCTACTGGTAACGCAAATAACGAGTCATTCCAAGAGTTGGGACAGGCTCCTCCCTACGCTTCCGGTAATTCTAATTCGCAGTTCATTTATCCGAGATGGAAGAGTGTTGGGCTGAACCAAGATTTATATCAGCAACCACAATCTTATGCTAATAATTATGATTATCAAGGTAATTCAAATGGCCAACCACAAAATGGTTCCTCTTTAATTCCCTTTGATCCATCAGTTACCACCGTTCCTACTGCTTCCGGACTCAATGGTTCTGTTTGGAACGGTGGGTATACAGGGTCCACTGGAACATATGTTGCATTGGGAAATGGTACACTGAGTGAGTTTTGTATTCATAAAAATCATCCAGCTTTGCTGACGGGTCAAGGACAATCATTCACAAATTTGGTTAAACCCGATTTTTCATCTGCTGGAACAGTGGTTTACCCTGCTTTCAGACAGTCCGATTATTTCTATTACGATGTTAAAACCCCAAATTATTGGTGGCAATTAGGTTATATCCCAGTTACTGATAATTTTGTAACCGGAGCCACTGCCCAAAGAGAGGACTCTATGTATCCATTTAAACTAGGATTCGAATCTAACGATGAATGGCTCATTGGTAAATATTCTTGCGGGGCTTATCTTTTTCTGGGGCCTGCAACCTCTTCTTTATTACAGGTACAAGGATCAACTTCTTTGGCCAGTCAATTTGTAGAACAAGGAATAAATAACGCAATTATAATTCCTGTTATTTATCAATTTAGAGCAACTGACAAATTAGGATATATTGGGGGATATAATTCTGGGGGAAATCCAACGAATATTAGTTACACCAAAAAATTAGGAATAGACATTCAGGTGAGAAACGAAAGCCCATATTCTTTCGATTTAGTTGTTTTTTCAAGTTACAAAAATGAAACTTTATCTTCTCCTAATTTTACAACTGGTGGATCCCCTAATTTAGGGACTGGCCCCAGAAGGAGAAGAAGACCATAATTTTTGGATAAAATAAGAAATGAGCACTCCATCTCCAACACCGACATATGTTCCCCTTTGCGAACCTCCACCAAAACTTTTTGATTCCAATTCTTCATTTGGTGTTCTAAGAACAAACCCTAAGATTTCAGGTAACATCAAAATTACTTTGGATTCGGAGGGAAGAGTTTGGTTGAATTCTCTTGATGCTAATCCAACTCTGAGTGACCAAAAGTACAAAAAATTTGAGATAAGTGGGGCAAACTCCTACGCCAAAGATCTCCAAAGATTTTTTTCTGGTGGAAAATTTTCAGACACTTCCATAAATCCCGATTTAATTTTTCAGGTTGGAAATTTTACTGACGGCTCTACCAAACCTGTTGAAAAGTTTTCGAGTCAATATGATTTTTTTTATGGTGCCGGGGCTTCTACTTTAGTTGATCGAAATTATCCCGAAAATTTCAAATATTTTCAACCGCTTTGGATTAAAAGTGAATTGCCTGAATTTTTTGTCATCTTCAAGGTTCCAGAGCCTTTAAGTTATCCTTATTCTACCAACCAGACGTCAATCCAAAATGGGTCTCAATACAAAGTGGTTCAGGATGTTTCTTCCACACAAAATTTCAAAGTTTCTTATGGGAAGGACTCTTTGGGTAACGATTTGATTTATTCTGCCGGACAATTTTTTACCGGAAATTCAGTTTATTCTACTTATACGGTTTTATCTGGGAGTGGAAAGATCGTTTTAATGGACGAACTTTTATTTCAACCAGAAGTGGACGATGTTGAAAGTTATTTTAACACTAAAATTTTACCCTATTCAACAGTTATAGCAACTTTTGATTTGAGATCCAACACCAAAATTGGAAAATACATTCGATCAATTGTCAATGATCCTGGATTCAGTCCATCCCCTGTAGATTTTTCTTTCCAATTGAATGCCTACAGCTATTTCAATGGAATAGATTTTCAAAAAGGAATCATGACTAGAAAAGGAGAACTTTTGTTTGATTATCTCATCTCGAGCGACTCCACTCCACAGATAGATTTCGAAAATTATATCACCGATGGTTTTTCGAGGAATAAAATTATATCACCTAACATTTTGAATTTGGAATTCTTGTTTGACGACACGGATTCTGACCTTTATACGATTAATCGATATTTTGGGTGTTATGTTTCTAAAAATTGTTTGGGATCATTCAAGCTTAATGGAGATTTTTTCTTCAAGTACAAAGATTCCCCCGGAAACAATAATTTACCCAAACCAATTTTGAACGACGTTGGCTATTTTAACTCTACCGCTAATAATTTTCAAAGTTCGACCACAGGGGTAAGGTTGTTTTATCAGGAAGCTGAAGGCTGGATCCCGGGATCATATGACGTTAACGTTTCAGACCCGCAAAAACTTTTTTACATTACTGACAAATTTGATCAATTTTATTCCTTAAAAAGATTTGAAAATTACAATTCAAATACTTCAATTTGGGAAGATAACACACCACAAGCTGCTCAATTTGGGCCTTTCGAGAATCAAACTTTTGCCACCGGTTCGACTTTTGGAGCTTCTTCCGGAAATTTGGTTATACCAAATCGAAGTGTGAATCTTTTGAACTTTACTGGACCAGGAGAAAAAATTGGGGGTTACAGTGGAATCATCCCATCAACAATTGGGCATGCTAATTCTTTTGTCGAATTTTTAATCCCTTATGATGGACCAACGCAGGTGACTTTTATCATCCAATGGGCAGGAGGGTCTAAAGGAAATTTGAGACAAAAATATGATTTAATACAATCAAATAAACTAGGAGGTACTATCTTGGGATGGAAAGCGGGTTCATCTTACAACTCTGGAGATAATCATTATTTCAATTTAGCAGAAGGAACTACGCAACAAATTGCATCTTCTTTCTGTGAATGTGTTGAGAGTATTAGCTCGGTGGTTTGGGATTCTTCCCCTTCTCAGAATTTATCAATTATCCGCGTTAGAAAAGGGGGAAGCGATGGAAACACCCAATTCAAAATAGGCGTATTTTCGAATTACAATTATTTTGAATCAAAGTACCAGGGCGTTTGGTCAAACACAGAATCATATAATATCGACGACATCGTTCTTTTCGATGATATTTTCTTTGTGGCACAATCCATCATTCCGTCATCTCCAAATGGGTCGAATCCAAATCCTTTAAATAATACAGATTGGGATTTATTTCAAACTTTCACTCCTTCTGGAATTTTAAAGATCTATGGTATAGATGCTTCTGAGTTAAATGGACTTTTGAATTTTCGCGGTGGATCAAATTATTTGAAATCTCGTGTTATTTTTTCCATACAGGAAGAAAATAAAATCGTTCCTGGGACTTGGATTGAGGTTGAAAGCGGAAGGGGTGTCACTGGGTCTGTTTCTAGAATAAAAGAAGTAACTAGATTTGTGGATGATCCTATTTTTTCTGGAAATTCTCAAATAACCCCGAAAATAACGGGTTTCAGGGGATTCAATGAATTTCTTATTGCTAATTTAGAAGATGAAAATGCGATCATAGATTTAGGAACAGACGGGAATTTCAATCTTTTTGAAATTGTGAGTTTGGAAACTGGGGTTTTCTCTTTCTTTGATTTGAAAGACTTTGATTTCGATTTCTTTTCTTCTAACTACGGAATAACACCTACTCCAGAATTTCATAGATATTTTCAATTGGTTCCAAATCAATCGGGTCAAATTAAGCCAAATGTTAAATATCTAGTTCGTCAAGGACAAATTTCTTATGATTCTTCTACCTATATTGAGGGACAATCTTTTATTGGATCTTCTTCTTCAGATTTATTTGCCGATTCTGGATATTCGACATTAGGAATTTACGCCGTAGTTCTACCTGCTATTTTCAGTCAGGTTGGCTGGGTGGATCAAAATTACCCTTACACAATGTCGCAAATTGCGGCTGAACAAAATTTGAATTCTTTTATCGGATTTTACGGAATTCAGTCCATAATAGATCCAAACCCTGCACCAAATTCTTTGAACAAACAGGAAGTTTTCAATTATGGAAAATTAACAACGGAGTATCAATATCTTCAGGAGAATTTTACAGTTTCTAGATCTAACGTGTCCAGAATTGTTCCTTTCATAAATAAGTGGGGATATCTCGGGGGAACGGACGTTAGAGGAAACATATATCGTTTGAATTCTTCTCCCGCGTTTTCGCCAACTAATTTTTCTCCAAGTTTCCAAAAGGATAAGCCAAATCCTTCTTATTTTACCCACGAGTGGTTTATTTTAGAAGGAGTTCCCATGGAATTTCCTTTGTATGGTATTTCCGAGCAAAAAAACTATCTACCCGGTAAAATTGATTTGGGCCAGGTCAGAAATGCCAACCCTAGTGCTTCTTTGTATACAACATCCTTTTTAACTGTTGAACCTACAGATTATCCGTCCCCATATGTAGATCCTAAAAACACAACAAAAGAATTTTTTACCCCTTTCTTTTACAACCCTGCAACTGGATTTTATGATTCAGTTTTCAGAGGAGTTAAAATTTCTTTGAAAAGAAGAAGTAGTAACCCAAACCCAGCCTCAGATTTGGACAAATACATTTTGAATTATAGGGGGTTTGAAGGATATAATTTTTCCTCAATTTTAAGGGTTATTCAGGAGGACTCTACCACAATCCAATCCCCGGTAACATATGAAATCATAGAAAACACCCAACAAAAATTCGTTCTTTTTGTAACCACCGTGGTAATGAAAGATTATAGAGCTTTGCCCCTGGTAAATACCGGGGGAACTGGTGATCCTTATTTGGATTATCTTTTAATGTACAGTTTGGTGGATAAAAAGCAGAATTCGGGGATAGGATTGACCGGAGATCCTGGTCCTACTGGTTCCTTGCTTTACAAAATATCGGACACCAAATTGTCTTCGGCTTTAGATTTATCGATAACATCTTTATCTTCAGTAACAACTTTGAACAACAACAATAATGTTTACATCATATCCAATCCAAACTATGATACCGATTTGAGAGAAGAAATTAATCTTTTTTATCCAATAGGATCTACTGGAAGTGTAGGAGGAACTGGAGCAGGTAGTTTTGTTGTTCCTAGCCAAAGTTATCTTTACCCTTGGCCGATTGGAAGATCACAAAATCTGGTTAATTTTCAGGCCATCGATTCTCCAGATTATGTATTCCAAATTCCATTTTCGATTTCTAACCCAGTTACAATACCTGTTGGCCCGAGATCGGCATATGCCGGATATCCAGTTTTTCAGGTAGAGGGGGGAGGAAATTACTTCGATTTTATCATGAAGAGAATTTCCCTATCTCAAATTTTCGAAAGAGTAAACGTGGAGAGCCCTTACATCAAATACACGACTTACTCCTGGGATACTGCCACCAATTCAGAGATCGTTACTCAAAATGAGTTTCAAATTTCTTTGGTACAGCCAACAGCAATATTTAAATCTGAGGGGGTTTATCCAGAAAAAAGCTACGACGGTCCCCAAACTTTGAGTAGAAATAAACCTACCGGGTTTGAAATCGTAGAAGGAGGATCTCAATATGCATCCGATATTCTAAGATATAATGGGCCATATGAACCTCTCTTCAAAAAGATTTTCAAATTCAAGGGGGATAAAAACGACACATTAGCCAGAAATACTTATGTTGATCTGAGTTTTAGAAACTGTACTTTCGCTCCTGAACAATCTAATTTTGGAAAAATAATAAATTTGGGATTTTCGAAGGTTTCTTTGGGGCAAAATATTTTAGAAGCATCCCAAAATTTACCCCAGGGACCAAGATATCCGCTGGTTGGTCAGACGCCAATTTCTTACAAAGATTTTTCTGTTTTTTTATCCTCATGGGATCCTGGTTATTATAATGTTTTTTCTAACGCAAGAAATCAAAACCCTGTGGCTGGTACCAGATCAATGTTGGAATTAAAATCTTTTTTGGGATCAAAAATGATGCAAACCCCATATACAATAACAATTTACACATTTATTACATTAGAAATTTCTAGAGAAACCGGAACTACAATAGTTCCTAATATCAACGAGGCTGCTAACACGGCAGTACCTTTGATCCAAAATATAAACCCCGAAACTTCTAATACGGGTATTGGACAGCTTGGAACTTATTTAAGTACAGTTGATTTACCCGTGTTAAACCAAAACATTTTTCCACAAGTTGAAGTTTTCTGGCAGAAAAATCCAGTTACTAACACAGTAAGCGGAATAATCAGATTGGATAGAATCTTGAGGAGATATCTTCTTAACTCTGGAATTTCCACCGTCTTTGTAAATAATATGGTTTCTGATTTTGGAGTCGGTAATCCTAACAACATAAATGATGACATAGACACTTACATCGAAAATAACATTACCCCCATTTATGAGGGAATTTCTTTCAATCTTTTTGTAAAAAAAACCGGACAAAATTTGACATCTACCGAAATTCTGGTTAGAGGGGATTTAATTAATCCAGATAGAGTAAGGTACGCTTATTATGCCCAGACAAATTTTCAACTGACTAAACAAACGGATTTGATTTACTCCTTCGAATACGATTTGTCTAACTCTCAAAATTATTCCATGACTTTTTCATTTAGGATACAAAAAATTTGAGATTCTGAAATTTAGAATATATACAAAAAGAACTCAAGAACATGCCTTCTCTAAATATTTTGACTTTAAATCAGGGGGATACCCAGGAAAATATAAGAAACAAAATAAATTCCAATTTTGATTCTTTAGTTGCCAATGGTGGTGGGCCTCAGGGATTGCAGGGAGCCCAAGGTAAGCAGGGGCCAGTAGGTCCAGTCGGTCCAAAAGGAGATCCTGGTCAACAGGGGGTTAGAGGAACAAAATGGTTTGTTCAGGAAAATGCTCCAACCGGAGGAACTGGAGATCCAATTTTAGTGGGTGATTATTGGTTGGATTCAACAAGCGGAGATAATCTTATTTATGAATTTGGACCTTCTGGATGGTTTCAGGTTGGAGATACGTTGATAAATCAAGAAATTTTTTACACATTGACCGGGGTTTCTGGTCCGAATGGGTCTACTGCTCAGAATGCAATTCTCCTAAATTCCCCGATCCCGGAACTCCAAACCTTGGTAATTTCGGATGCAGTTCTTGACCCACCAACAGCAAATCCAACCTATTCCAAAGTTTTGATTGCTACTAATTCAACCACCAATGATGCTCCTCTTTTAGAATTTGCTAAAACAAACGCAAATGATATAGGTTTACCTGCAGATTATACAAGGCATCCCCAATTTAGATGGATGACTGCATTAGCGAATGATTACAATTTACTTTTTACAGTTCCGCAGGATACTCTAACTTTATCTTCCAAATTTTTGAATTTACAAAGTTCTGGAGTTGTCAGCATTAGTTCCAATGATGATTTGTTGATTTCTTCATCCGCATCTACTCAACTGATTTCTTCCAATTCTGTTTCCATAAATTCTACAAATAACATAGATATAAATTCCCAAAATCTCAATGTGGATTCGACTGCCTCTACTATAAATTTGACAGGAAGATTTTCAATAGAATCTAACACATCTACGGATTTTGCAGCAATTATAACAAATCAAAATCCAAATGGGAATGGAATTTCTGTAACTGTTGGAAATTCAACCTCTTCACAAACTGTCGCCGAATTTGGAGCAAACAATTTGTCTGTTTTCAAAGCAAGATCCGATGGTAAAGTGACTTTGTCTAAATTTGGAAATGCAGTTAGAGAAATAACTTACAATTCAAATAGATTTTCTTTTCCTGAAAATTATTGGGAAATATCAAGTTCGACAATTCCAACTGGAAATACAATATATTTCAATCCTTCTGGGGCTTACTCTGCTAATCTTGGATTTCAATTTCAAGGAGGAACCGGAGACACGGGATCGTGGGTTGATTTTCTTGAAGAGAATGAATCAATAGAATTCAGATTCATTTGTGTTCCTGGGATTCAATATCTGGTTCGAATAAATGGAAGTACCCCCGGAACAAAGGTGGATTTTACATCTTCTAACACAATCAAAAATTTTCAGGTTACAATTATAAGATTATCAGCTGTGACTAAAATGTATTACACCGCAAATGGAGTCTCTGGTGAAATCACTTAAGGAATTTATTTTTCAATAAACATGACATTCAACACTAAGTATATTTTACCTGGAGATGATGCACAAGAAATAATCTTCAAAACAAATTTTAACTTTGAACAAGTTTTTTTCTCGGGGGTTGGTTCAAATGGTCCGGTTGGTCTCATAGGACCCACAGGAATAATAGGGCAAGTTGGAAATGATGGAACTATTGGAGAATTGGGATTGTCCGCATCCAAATGGAATTTTTCCTTTTTACCACCAGTTACTGGGAATTCAAAGCCTGGAGATTACTGGGTTAATACTGGGCCAACATCTGGTTTTTCTATTTTCGAATTCCAAAATTCTTCCCCATTCTGGGTGGATTCTGGATTTGATTTGTTACAAAATTCAGTTTGGAATTATGTTATAGGAGTTTCTGGTCCTGGTGGGATCGAAGATAAAACAGCTATTGGATTTGCAACAGGACCATCTGGGAATACTTTTGTTTTCTCCGATTATAATTTTAGCAATATTTCCTTACAACTCCAGAAACAGAGGGCCAATCCCACTGGTTCTAAATTTTTGATCGGAACAGATGGAACCAGACCTTTGTTGTCTTTTGGAAAAACATCTTCACTATCCAATTCTTTGCCCCAATTTTCTTGGGAAGACAATTCACCAACGAACTACAATTTGAAATTTGAATCCCCACAGAATCTACAAATTTCTTCAAAAGGATTAGGTTTGACAGCAGGAGCATCCGGTGGATCTGTTAGTTCGAATCGAATAACTCTAAGTACAGCAAACAACATTCAAATTACAAATGGGAGTCTTGAAATAAATTCACCATTATTTCAAATTAATTCGCCCAACTTGAAATGGGACGGTTCTAAATTTTCTGGTTTTTATAAAACGACAATCGGTGGAACTGGGTCAGGCTTTTCTTGTAATAATTCATCTGGACCTGGATTCAAAGTACAGATTGACGGAACTGGTGCTACTTCTGGAACTAAAATTGCTTCACTTATCTCTGAAGAAACTATCACTTGTTATGAGTTCTTACTTGATAATACGGGTATAGGTTCCACAATATACGGATATACTGATTGTGATAATACACCACAAACCATTTTTGTTGGTGCTAATACTTACGTTGTAGTCTGTTCTATAACAACACCATATAGAATTTCAGGAGCTGCAGGTATTGCACCCGTACAATTGAATTCTTGCGGGTTGGCTTCTATCCCATTGAAAATATTTGAATCAAGAGGTGTTGGATTCAATGTGGCAGGCGGGGTAATGAAAGGACAAGGAACCTCAGGATCCGGATTCCAAGGTAAAGGTTTATGGGTAAATAAGGTTGGTTTTATAAGTAATGTACCATGGAACACAACTTTTTCTAACACTTATCCTCTTGGTAATCAATCCCAAACCAACAACTACATGTTACTTGATTTGAATTCCTCTTCCCCCGATACGATTTGTATAGATGGATCACCAAGTGTGGCTTATAATAGTTCTAATCGTAATACTTGGACTCCCATCGCGGATTCTAGAAGAAAAAGGGTATATCTACGTTTGACTGATTTTTCTGGAATTTGGGAACCTTCTTCTACCCGGACTTTTACGGTTTTACTTTTAAACGAAGATTTCAGTTTTGGTGGAATACAAACTGTATATGCTGGGGGAATATCTACTGTTCCAATTTGGGATTCGGGAGATCAGGCTAAAGCAGAAGGAGTCAAAGGATGTAGAAAATTAAGGCTGACTTTTATCAACGATAGTCAAATTTTTTGGGAGGCATTCAACGAAGTTTGTATTTGCTGGAATGTTTATAATCCAGGACCCGCTGCACTTAATTTTTCTTATGAAAATTGTTCAGGGGGTACAGGAGCAGTAAGTCTTGGAGCTTATCAAACTTCTTCAAATATTCTTTCTTATCAAAGATTAGGTGCAACTGGTGGCCAATTTTCACAAACTGGATTAAATGTTTGGAAAGGAGATTTCATTCCTCAAACTGGCTGTGTCTCTTCTGCAACAACATCTGGATTTATACCATATAGACAAACACAACTGGTGGTAAGAAACAGCAACCCAGTTTTAGGAGGTGGCGGAATTGGTAGTTAATTTTTTGTTGTGGAAAATTTTTTCTATGAAGAAGGAAAGGAATTCAGATATCAGATAGGGGAGGTAAGCACCACGCGGCCCTGGCCCATGCTAACTTACGCGTCCGTCAAAGAATTTTTATTGGATCCTGATTGTCAGCAAATTTTTTCTAAATATCAAAACGTCTATATTTACGGACATTTTCTGTGGAAAAATTTTCAGACGTGGGATCTTGATTTGGGTTTGGCCTGTGATTTTGATATCGCGGATTGGTCACGAATTTCTTCAGATCTCCACAAGCTTTACAATCTGGCTCTAAATAGACACTGTCTTCTCGTGGATATCACTGTTTCACATCTCAATGTTGCCTGTCTTTTACCAACCAAATCCGATCTAGTTGAAAATAATCGAAACACCCCAGCTTCTGAATGGAAATTTCCCAGAATTAGTCCGCCCCTGTAGGGAAAATATTCCCATAAATATGTAAAAATAAGCAGAATGGAAAAAAAGATAGGAGACACGATTCAAGTTTTTGATTATAGGGATTCCCCACGAACTGCACAAAAAACTTCCCTCTTATTTGGTGAGCATTTGGTTATGATCGATTTTTCTGAAGTTGATTTACATGATAAAATCATTAAAAGGATAGCAAATTCTGAAAAAAATCCTTTGATCAATTTTCTGACAGTTTCTGATTTTTTAAGTCAGACCGAACTAGAATTTATTCAGATCCAGAATTACTGATCCCGTAGTTCGTTTTTTTCTGGAGTGAATATATACATAGGATTTAAATTTTTTTATGCAAACCCCGCCTGTTACCCAAGATGAAATGATCTCGACAAAAGATCTAAAAATAAAATTCTTTAGAGTGTTAGAAGACATGTCTATTGTGAATGGTAAAACCAAGAATCTTGAAACGGAGGCTGAACATCTCCTGACCAAACTTGAAAATTTAAGAAATTCAGAAAAAGATTTTACAAATTATAATCCCAGAAGTGGATTCATTAATTATTATTTGACGAAAGATTTAAACACTGTACCTGTCTTTATTTTATAAAAAACCAAATCATGTTAAACGAAAACGAAATCCAAGAAGCAAAAAAATTAATACAAGAATTTGGCCAAATCAAAGACCAAATCCATCTTGCGGAAGAACAAATGTCAAGTTTAAACCAAAAAGCAGAATCGTTGATTAATCATCTGGAAGATCTTAGATCTCAAGAACAAAATTTTGTAGAGAGTCTTAAAAAAAAATATGGACCAGGAAAATTAAACCCACTCACCCTCAATTATGAAAAATATTGATTACAAATTGCGAATAATTGTTGGTTTATCCGCCACAATTTTGATTTTTATTTTAGCATTAATTTGGAATCTAAAGGAATTAAAAGAATCCAAAGAAGAGGCAGATAGACACAAAAGAAATTACGCCGCTATTCAAGATTCTGTGGTGATAATTTCCTCCGAAAATGAAACTTTGTTGGCACAAAGACTTTCTTTGGAATTTTACTATGAAGAGTTAAGATCGGAAAATTTGGATTTAATTCAAAAATTGGATGTTGAAAAAAGAAAAAAAACCAAAGTGGTCATCCAAACTGTTGTTGAATATCGGGATTCTTCAATCTACGTCCCGGTGATATCCAGGTTCAACCAAAAAACCCCCGAATTGTATTTTTCGTATAAACCTACTTTGAAGGGAAAAAATTATTTGTCCATAGAAGGAATTTTACCTTATTCTATTACATACGACACCTCGAAGATTTTGATGGATTCTCTTCGATTGGGCTGGAGAATAATTCCCAAAATTAACACAGAATCTGCACATCTGAAAATAAATCAAAAAATTGACCTCATAACAGGATTGGTTAGAGATCCTAAATCTGGTAAACTTTATGTTAGAGCCTCTACTGATTTCCCGGGGATTTCTTTTGCGGAATTAAATTCGATTAATTTATTAGACGACGGGGAATCCAAGAGGGCTTTGAGGAATTCAAGAAAACCTTTCGGGATAGGGTTTGGCCTTGGATTAGGTTTGACATCTGGACCTGGGGGTTTTGTAGGAATGGGTCCTAATGTTGTGATTGGGGTCACTTATTCCCCTAAATTTCTTCAATTCGGCAAATAAAATTACAAAATGGCATACACCACAACTTCTAAATACATACAGCTAACTCCTTATCTGGTGTTGGAATACATGTATGCTGCTCAACCAAATCCACAAACTTACAATGTTAACACCGGGGGAGGAAATCCGACAGTGGGATTCAACAAGTTGATTAATGGGATTTTAGAATACAAAGGATCACCGACCAACGAAGTTCAAATTTTCAATTTGAACCAAAATTATGTCACAACACAAAACACCGCCCTGAACAATGTGGTAAAAACTTCGGAAAATTCTTTTATACCTCTAAATCCTAATTTGATTGTTCCTTACAACGATTTTAATCCCAAGCTGACACCTACCGCCAACCTGGAAATTTCTTTTCCAGATAATATTTCAGTTGTATACGACACGGTGAGATATCACATTTTGCAAGGATATAATTTGGAAAACATAGATGGTCTAATCATATCCATATCCTATTTGGATCAGGATTTATCCTATGTTACTTTCTCGCAAATTGAGATAAGCTCGGGTACAGCACAAAATTACACCTTAGATCCCAACCCTTTAACAATAGGTTCAAATATTTACGACAAATATTTTCAAATTTTAGTTCCATCTTTGGTTGACATGAACAACCAATATGCAGCAGCCTCTTATCCAAATAAACCGAACACACTAGCTGGAAAAACATCGAGAAGTGGAAGGGGCTATGTTACCGGTTCACCCATGAGAATTTCGGTGTGGCAAATAGATGATACAACACAAGTCAATGGATATGATCAATATGGATCCACTTTATATGCAACTTTATCTTTGGAATCGGAGGATCCATTTTTCAACGTTGGGGCTTACATAGGTTCTGCCCGGAACGGCGATTATTTCGAATACTTCGCCACTGATTCGGGTGGATTCATCGAAAATTTCATTCTTTTTCAAAATTCTATCGGTAACCAATATTATATCGATCATAAAGTTGAAACTTTGGAACAAATTGGTGCATCTTTTATTGTTACCAACAATTTTTCAACCATACAAACTACTGCATTTGATGTTCCCCTTCTGTATAGACCCATTGTTAGATACCCATCCGTTGCATCAGGATTTACCTTGAGTTACACAATGACCTTGGTTAATTCGGTTGATCAGTCACGACTGGTAAGAAATGCCTCTTTCACTTCTTTGGATACTGGTAGATATGGACCAGAAATTGCACCACTTCAACTTTCAGTTTTTCCTCAAACCCAAAAAATTTACAATAAACTAGCAAATCAGTCCTCAATTTCGGTTCCCGCCAACACTCTTGTTCCAAGAGAAACTATCAAATATCAAAATGTTTTTGTTGAAAATAACACGGTGAATTTGACTATGTCCAATTTATCCGTGAAAGGATTCACAATCGACCAGGCAGACGGGGGGGTTACTCAAACAATATCCTATGGGCTAGGACAGGCTTACATTCGTATTTCTCCGTTTGATAATTTCTACAAGTTCACTTTTTACAAAAGAAATGCAAACGGAACTATGGATTTGTTAGATCTCACTTCCTCTGGAACCTTCAAGTTGGTTTTCATCGACAACAAGAACAATAAATTATTTGCCCCTTCAATAGTTGGAAATAATTTGGCAAATGCTGCAAAGGGTGAACTAGCATTCAAGGTAGATGAAAGTTTGGCAAATCAAATTTTAACCTTCACCAACCGAAGATTTTATGTTTCTAACCAGCCAGTGGTTGCCCAAAGTAGTAAAGAAAGTCAAACTCCTCTTTTTTCTAAACTGTCATCTGTGAAGGAAAGATTTGCCAAGAAATCCCTTTCTGCCTCTGATTCTATACAAGACATTCAATTGGCTGGTCGAGGTTCAACAAAAGATAACTCGCAAGGAACAGCAAGAATTTCCGGGTCTTCCTCTTCTGTTCTATATTATGGAAATTGGTTGAAGGATAACGAGCCTATCCCTGCTTTATTTTCTTCCTTTGATACTTCAGGGTCTTCTACTCCTATCGTACCATCTCCATCTTCTTTCCAAACCTCAGGAAGTAAATTGACACCAATACAAAGTTATTGGCAACAGTTTCAAAGTTCTCAGGCGGGAGCGACCGGAATCTCTGGTATTTCATCTGGCGGGGTACAGCCTGCAAGAGCCCTGGATATTATGGGTATAGCAGCATTCAAAGCGGCTATAGCTTCCGATGTTCAGGGAAAGGTTGATTCTGGATGGGCATCTTCCCAAATTATCGATTATTTTCTAAATCCTTCTTCCGTAGGATTTAAATTGTATTCCGGAATTACGAAACAAATATTTACAGATGCCGTATCTGGACTTTTTGGATCTTACGGAGTATCTGGTCAGCTATTCATGGATGAATTAGCTGCATATGGAAACACCCAAGGCGGTTTGGACACCGGAGGTCCTGCCGCTCAAGGAGGAAGCAATGCAAATCAAAGCGGATCTGATTCGGGAAGTCCAAATCGTCCAACTTTTCCTTCTGGTGGAGGTAGCACAAACACAAGACCACCTTCTGGTGGATATAGACCAAGAGGAAATTGATAAAAATGATTTTGATTGAATGGCAATTTTAAACGCAAGATCCAATTCTTTTTATTTCAATTTTCCGAAGGGTTTTTTTCCACTTTCCGTGGAAAATAGATGGATAGATTATTTGAAAAAACAACCAACTCCTTACGACACAATCACTTCTTACATGAACAGCAGCATACAATCGGTGGGATTTCCTACTTTGACTGCCGGACTAGTTTCACAAACAAAAAATCTAGGAAAGGAAATCAATTATCAAAGTGCCACTCCCGTTCAGGATCTTTTCTCTAGGGATTTTGATGTCACATTTAGAATTGGTGAGGGATTTTCGAATTATTTTATCATGTTGGAAACAGTTCTCGATAAATTAGCATTTCAAAATGATAACATTTTCACCCCTGTTTTACCATTAAGAATTTTAAATAATGAGGGGGGAATTGTTGTTTCTGTTCTTTTCAAAGAGGTTACTCTAACCGGGGTTGGAACAATAAACCTAAATTACACAAATAACTCCCCTTCTGTTAACACTTTTACGGTTGGATTTAAATGTAATTATTTGAGTTTTGATTACGAGGTTTCTAGAACCTAGATAGATATATAGAAAAAAAACATCGAATGTCAACATCGAGACCATTTGCCTATAATGCCGGTGGAACAGGAAATAGGATTCCAGGAACTTTACAAATAGGAACTTTGTCCGTTGGTGGTACGGCAGACGCATACACTTATCAATCCCCAGGTGGTTTGAAATGGTGGAACGGGCCGGACGAGGAATTAGGTTGGATATTAGCCAACCCTGTTCCTTCAGAAACTCAGCCTACCATTGTGGTGTTGGGCCCTAAAATAAATCCTAAAGGTTGGTCTATCGATACAGACAATACTACTTATCCCGAGGGAATAACAGGAGAGATTACGGGTCCAGGTCAGACTGCGGATGGATTTATTTATTATGACGTGCGAATTACGGGATCTTCGGCTGGAGATGGGCAGGCAAAAATTGTTCTTGCCACCAATCCTTCTCCGGTTTCTGCTTCTTCTGGACAGAAATGGACCCTTACGGCCACTTTATCTTTGCAATCCGGAACTCTTCCTTTGAATAATAGTGTTTTTGTTGAGCTCCAAGAGATGAGCAATGCTACAGAAGGACCATCCTCCCAATCACTTGCGAACAAAGTTTCAAATTCAAACCTACAACAACCTGTAGAATATTATGTTATTAGGCAGCTCACCGGAGTTTCAACAAATGCAATCAGAGGGGAAATTTCGATTTCCTTGCCTGCATTCGACGAATGCGATTTCACAATTAGAATTGCAGCACCAACATTTGGCTTATCTGTGTTAGCGGGGGTTGGATTCAACCAGGCATCCACTTATTCTGAATTCATATCCCTGCTCGAGAGATCAACCGGTCAAGTTTTCGGAGACAATGGTGACGCAGCCGTTCTGTACATGAATTCCAACAATTTGTGGTCCACATATAATCCAGCACAACAAGAAAATTTAATTGTTTCATTGGATGCTGCCAATTACTCTTCTTATCCCCAAGCCGGTTCAACCTGGTTTAATTTGGTTGCTGACCAACAGGGGATTCCTTCGGCAAGTTTAGTTAATTCTCCATCTTGGTCTTCTGAAAATGGAGGGCAATTTAGATTCACTGATTCATCTAATCAAAAAGCCTTTTTAAATTCCACAATTGAATCTACTGAGGGATGGAGTTTGGAATCTTGGTTTTATCTGGAAACCGATTTGCAAGGAAAGAATACTTCATTAATAACATCATGGGAACTTGGTGATGATGTGCCTTTCCAGCTGGGAACTTGTGTAAATCACCCTGGTGAACATACTGGAACGTTAGATGTAGGTATAAGAGTGGAAAATGTGTGGTATACCTCCGCGTCCAATTTTACTCCCGAAACTGGAAGGTGGTATCATGTGGTTGGAACATTTGATGGATTCACTCTCAGACTTTTTGTAGATGGAGTTCAACAGAATGTTAATGTTGTTCCAAATGAAACGGAATTTTCCCTGTTTGAAACTAAAGTTAATATAGGTTCTGACGCTTCCCAATCATCTGCAGACCCTGCAAATTATTTGAATGGAAAAATCGCTTTGACTAGAATTTATGGTAGGGCTTTGACGCCAGAAGCTGTTTTGGAAAACTTCAATGCCAACACAATTCGTTTTTCTAATTTGGTTCTTTCCTCGTATGTTGATTCTGGGTCTATAATTTTCACCTATACTTTGCAGGATATTGTTCCGCAGAAAGCCAACATAGAGGTAAACTTCAAACACCAAATGACTTTAAGTGGAAATCCTCTCGAGATTACATCCACTTTGATTTTGTATGCCGGACAAACTAGTGCATCGATCAGATATGAAGCCAACTGGGATGGGGCTACCGCTGGGAATTTATCAAATGCCGGTACTTTATCCGTTCTATCTATAACTTCCAACGAGCAAATTGTGTACACGGTTGATGCATTAAACGCAACCACAGATGCAGCTCCAACACCTCCCGCGGGTCTTCCTTATGCTTCTCCTATTTTAGTTTCACAGACACCCACTCCCTATGCAACTCCTACACCAACACCAACAACTTGTTCTAATCCAACCACCTGTTTTGCCTGGACTTACTCTAACGTGAGTAATGCAACTGTAAGTGTTGTTGGATGTGATTGTTCGCAAACGATCGAAAATATTGAAATAGACGAGGCCGACACGGTTACTTTTTATTCTCCTTTTCAGCCAACTTTTTCGTCGGGAACTTATGGAGAAAATACCAGCACAACCCCAGCTAATAATTTTGGATATTTTCCAGAAAATGCTGATAACAGATTATGTGCGTGGATTTGGACTAGACCAGATCAGGGAAGACAGGGAAGACTTTACTATACCTCCGGAACCGGGGTTCAAACTTTTAATATTAATATACAGCCGGGACAAGTACGTCAAATTTGTTATTCTTATCTCGTTTATTCCAGTGACCTTTATATTTATCCCGGAAATTCCGCAACTCCTTCTTGGTCGCAGGGAAATATTCTTCGATGCTCAAACTTTGCAACGACACAATGTGGTCTGAATTGTAATTGTTATAAGTGGGATACCACATCAACAGGACCAGTGATGGGAGCATCTGCCCCCTTCATAGTCTATTATACGTCATGTAACAACGAAGACACCACATTGTATTCTCAGGTAATCGATAAAGATACTCAAGGATCAATTTGTTCCTATGCCTTGCTTCGGATGGAACAACCAGATGGGGGAGGAGCACCAGTCCCATTCGAATATGCTTTCACCAATGCAGTTAATACCAATCCCACTTTCCCCGCAGGTGGAAGTGGAGCCCAGGGATTCAACATAAATGCTTCACCGTGTAATGAAGAGTATTATGCCTCATATCCAGTTTCCCCGTCGAACATTTACAGTATTTCTGCTTCAACCCTGGCTGCAACTGGAGGGATGATCGACTTCCAAATTAGATTCAGCGTAAATGGTTCTTTCCCAACAACAGTTAGTTCGAACACAAATCGAATTGAGATACAATTCTCAACAGCAACTCCTGGAACTTTGGGAGGTTTTTGTACAGGCCAAACTGTTGGGAATGCAATTTGGGTTCTTATTGGAACAGGAAATGATTACCAAGGTCTAGATGTTTGGTATAATTTCAAGGTTACATCAATATCGTCAGACTCAGTAGGAGGTGTATCTACCAAATACACGTTTGGGGTTGGTTTTATGTCTTCATCTGAAGCCCAACAATCATCAAGAAATGTTGCGGGAATAACAATAACATCTGGATTAACCACAAACCTTGGAAATTTAACTGGATGGGATTTTTTAACTTGGGATGAACCAAATTCAAACGTTGATCCAGGATATATTACTTCTTTTTCAGGAGGATCATGGAACGTTTTTGACAGATTGACACCGCAAATTTGGATTAACCCCCAAACTACAGACGAAGGAGATGCCATACAAAGTCAATTTCAACTTAGAGATTATATCTGGCTAAGATGGGAAAGTGGAGGAGATTATAATTACCAATTATTGAGAATCTGGCAGCCAACTCCTATTCTAAATCCTTCTACTCAAGTCACCGAATATTTTACTCAGTATCAGTTTGGCCCAGTAGCAGGAATTGTCCCGGAAACTACTGTTACTCTTCTTCCTGCAGGAGTTCCCTACTGGGATACAGTTTGTCAATCAAGCTTTGAGCCTTCTCCAACTCCTATAAGAGTAACGCCTACACCAACTCTTACCCCGCTTGATAGAACTTGTAATTGTTGGAAGGTTGATGTTACTCCTGGTACAGATGTTAGAATACAATACATGGATTGTATAACTGGTCAAACCATAAATTTGAATGCCCGAAGATATCCGACGATGATCTGCGCTAATGGATCTTGGACACCTCCCACAATAACCGGTGTTAGTTTTAGTCAAACCTGTTCCAATTGTTGTTTAAACAATGGAGACTGTAGACCTCCAGCTCCAACCCCATCTAACACCCCCACAATTTCTTTAACCCCGACAAATACACCAACATGTACCCCGACCAGCACCGAATTTGTGCCATTATCATCAACACCTACAGAAACACCCACACCAACTCCTACGCCTACTCAAACCAGTACTAATACGCCGACTCCTACCCAAACCCCGACAGTAACTCCTACCCAAACTCCAACTGGAACTCCAACTGGAACTCCAACTGGAACTCCAACTGGAACTCCAACTGGAACTCCAACCCCAACACCATCTCAATCTTTCGTGTTCACCTGTGGTACTTCTACTGTTTCTGATATAGATGGCAATGTGTACCAAACCGTTCTTCTAGGGTCTGCTTGTTGGATGAAATCAAATCTTAGAACTTCTAGATACAATGACGGAACAACTATCGCATATGTTGCTCCAGCATCCTGGAATATAACCACCATTACCCCTCAGTACACATCAGCGAGCGGTACTGGTGGAACAGAGAGAGAAGGGAATTTTTACAATTGGTATGCTCTTACCGGGCCTTCTGGGCAAACCCCCGGTCAAAGTATATGTCCATCCGGTTGGAGAGTTGCTACACTGTCAGATTTCAACACCATGTTTGCTTATTTCGGGAATGGCGGAACCGGTAGTGCAAGTATCCCTCAGGCTGAGAGATATGCTTATACAAATGCTCCCGGTGTCACGTTTACGACTAACAACCCCCTTATACAAGCTACGTTTGGATATCAAAATTTTAGGCCTAGTCCCCAGTCGACTTGTGCTGGGCTATGGGATTATGTTGATGGGTACGGAACCGCGCAACAATCAGGTAACATATTCACCTGTGGAAATACAGATTTTTCTTCTCAGGTTACAGGAGCTATCACCCAAAACGGTACAATATTCGGGCCTTTTTGGAGTGATTACCATTGGACCTTCGACGGGGAATATCCAAACAACAATCAAGATAGAGCTGTTTTTGCGGGATGGCATGACGACAACAACATCTATTATTTTGCCGCTGGTCCAGGTTACGGAGGCACTTGTAGATGTGTTAAAATATAAAAAAAATATCATGAAAAAATTCTCAGAACTGACAAAGATAAACGAAATGAAGTATGGACAGCCCATGTACGGTGAAAACGACTTCAAACAACATCGTAAAAATTTGCTGGTTGCTGCCTCTGGCAACGATCAGCGGGTTTTAAATGATATTGTCGATTGTTTAACAGACGAACAGATGGAAAAGTGCTACTCCAAACTTCTCAAGGTTTATAATTACACGGGAAAAGTTGGAGAGGCAGTACCTCCTACTGTCTAATTTTTGTCGAAGGATGTTGGGTTTGATTGATATCCAATATGGATTTGATCCCTCCGGCAATCCCTTGTCTTTTGCTTTAAATCCAAAACATGTGGGATCGGTTTATACGGGTCCTACTGGATTTTACATTTTTCTGAACGCGGTGAATACCAATATTTCACTAAATGATAAAAATTATTCCACCAAAATTTTTTTTAATTCCCCCAATTCGAATGTCGCACAGTCGATGGAGAACGAGTGGATTTCTGCAACAAATTCTTTGATTGTAGAACCTCAGATTGTGAAATTAAATTTTTCCTCTCAGGGGTGTACATTCGAACAAACAATTGTTTTTTCTCCGTGAAAAAAATTATTATTTGTTACACGGCGGCACAAACCGCCCGAAAGTTAATTTTTTCTTCGAACGATTTAACCCAATGTTTTGCTGCCCGGGATAATTGTATTTTGTATTTTAATACGATTTTCTCGTTGGAAGTATTGGACCCAGATTTTAAATATTACGGTACATACGTACAATTCACGAAAATGAATCAAGGTTACAATTTATATTTTCAAATTTTACAATCTTTGTCGGGGATTTTCACGGACCCAAAAAAACCGGAAGCAATTTTAGATTTTACTTCCGATGATGAGGTTGGATTATCGATCGGAAATATGGTTTCATTTTAAATTCGAATATATAAATTCTAAAAATTCAAATTTATGACTTATCTTGGGATAGATTTTTCCCTAAATTCTCCATCTTGTTGTGTTTTGAATCAAAATAAATTTTTTTGGGTTAGCGTTACCCGATCTGATAAAAATTTAAAATCCTTGTCAAAATCTGCAGATAAACCCTATGCAGTTTTATCGAAATTTGAAAATTTCGAATTAGATGTTTTGGAAAAAAGGGTAATGCCAGATGATTATTCCGAAAAGGAAAGAGTTAAAATTGATTATTTTTTAGAACTTGTTGATTTTTTCTGGGAAAAAATAAAAAATCACGTTGAATCCGGCCAAACAAAAATTGCAATGGAGGGATTAAGTTTCGCGTCCAATGGTAATGCCTTGATTGATATTTCAATGGCAACCTCCTTGATGAGAGAAAGAATTGTGAAAAATATTGGAAGTGATAATTTCCACGTTTTTTCTCCAACTGCTGTTAAAAAATTTGCATTCAAAGGAAACGCCAAGAAGGATGAACTTTATCTTTCATTGTGTGGGCATGAACTTCCAGAAACAAATTTGAACGAATTCACTAAAACCCTTCGAATGTATCAATCCCAATGGATAACCCCGGCTAAAAGTGTAAATAAACCAGTGGATGATCTGGTTGACGCCACCTGGATTTGTCTGAAGTTATTTCAGGACATGAAATCAGTAAAATCAAACGATGAAATTTAAATTCATTTCTCATCGGGGAAATTTGGCAGGACCGATGCCAGAATTCGAAAATAGACCAGATTATATTGACAATGCTTTGGATCTTGGATTTGATGTCGAGGTAGATCTATGGTCCTATGATAATAAATTTTTCTTGGGCCATGATGAGGGAAAACATTCGGTTGATTTGGGCTGGCTGATTCAAAGAGAAAAAGGATTGTGGATTCACGTTAAAAACGAGGACGCCTTGATTCAAATGATGAAAACGGACTTGCACTATTTCTGTCACGAATCCGATCTGGCAACCTTGACCAGCCGTGGGTTTGTTTGGGTTTATCCAGGAAGACAGCCCATCCCCGGCTCAATCGCAGTTTTGCCGGAGGTTCATCACGATCCAATCGATTCATGTCATGGAATATGTTCGGATCTTATAGCCGAATACAAATTAAAAAAAGAAAAAAATAAGGATATATAAGAAAATTAAAGGAAACTTTTCATTTTGAACGCAATTAAACACACAAATAAAAAAAAACTTAAAAAATTATGAGCAACTTGGACATCTTCAATTTAGATTTGGAAAATTTTGTAACAAAAACAAATGAGAAAGGAGGTAAGGAATCTGAATTCTACAAGCCCTACCCCGAAAATGGAAAAGATGGAGTTTACAAGGCACTGGTGAGATTCGTTCCGAATATCTCGGATCCTGCTAAATCCAAAATCCACAAGTACTACGTGTATCTGACCGATCCCTCCACAGGTGATGGATTTTCGGTCGACTGCCCATCAACGGTGGGAAAAAAATCAATTTTAAAAGACATCTTTTGGAAATTGAAGAATTCTCATTCGGCAGCAGATCAAGAATTGGCAAAAGGATTCGGCCGCAAGGAAGATTACTATGCCTTGATTCAAATTGTACAGGACAAAAACAATCCTGACTTGGAAGGCAAAATTATGATTTTCAAATTTGGTAAGAAGCTCAACGAAATGTTGGAAGCCCAGTTAAAACCAGAATATGGAGATCCTTGTAATCCATTCGATCTTTTTAGCGGAAAACTTTTTTCTATCCAATCCCGTAAAGTTGGCGAATGGAACAACTACGATCTCTGTTCTTTCGTCGGAGATAAATGTGCCATTGAAATTGACGGAAAGAAAATGAAGAAAAATCAGGAAGACATGGGGGCAATCACCGCCTATTTGGAATCTGGACCTTCGAATCTCACAGCCTTCGAGTACAAAGATTGGGACGATGATTTGACCGAAAAAGTAATGGCGGTTGTTCGAAACACAGTTCCAGACGGAAGATTGGTTAATGAAATTTTAGGAGGAGTTAATAAATCTACTCATTCCCCCTCTAGGTCAGAGATCCCTGCCCAATCATCTTCTTTGTACGAAGAAGCAACTTCAACCAGAGTAGGTTCAGTTCCGGACGAAGAACCGGCAGCAAAGGCATCAAAGGCAGGTCTGAAAAGACCAGCAGCACCGACAAATGCTTCTTCTTTGGATGACCTATACGCAGATCTTTAATTCGCATGCTTAAATTAAAACCACAAGGGGAGGGAAACCTCCCCTTTTTTGTCAAACTATGGAACTCGCCAAAATAGAAAATCTAGTCGAAACTGTTCTCAGAAAATCCTTTCCTGGAGATTCTGCCAGACAAAAAATTTACCTGGCCGGCAACAGAATCAATTTTTCTTGTCCTTACTGTGGAGACAGTTCAACGGGAAGGAAAAAGAGAGGAAACTTTTATCTGACCACTTTGTGTTATAAGTGTTATAATGGGGGATGTGGTATTTTTAAAGATGGCTATGCTTTCTTTACAGATTTTGAAGTTCTGTCTGAGCTGAATCCTGAAGATAGAAGAGAAATCCTTAAGATCGTCAAGGAAAGTAAAGAAAAAAGAAAAACACATTATGGGGATGTTGATATTTCAATGTTGTTTGAAATCGACTTCAAAAAATGTGTTATCCCCAGAAATGTTTTAATACAACGTTTGAATTTGGAAAATGTTGAGGGTTCTTCAATCGCCGGATATTTAAAAAGAAGAAATCAAGTTCTTGACCACAGGTTCGCATGGGATCCGGCGGAGGAAAGACTTTTCCTTTTCAATTTGACCAAAGATGAAGAAATTTTAGGTCTTCAGGTCAGATCCATGTCCAAATCAACCAGGGCTTCTAAATATTACACCTACAAGTTGAGCGGGATCTGGGAGAAAATGATGGGCGAGACCAACCCTGAATTTTTAATGGAATGTGGTAAGATAGATCCTATCTCCCATGTTTTTGGAATAGGTCGAATTTCATTCGATCGTACGATCACAATTTTTGAGGGCCCAATGGATTCTTGGTTCTGGGAAAATTCGGTTGGTCTTTGTTCGATAGAAAACAAATTTCCATTTGAATTTGAAGACATCAGATTTTGGTACGATTGGGATAAAGCAGGAAGAACAAAATCTTTGGAAATGCTCACCAAAGGAAATTTGGTTTTCAACTGGAGAAAATTTTTAGAAGATCACAACCTACCCCTGGACAAAAAGTGGGATTTAAACGATCTGGTGAATTATCTTCGTTTGAAGAAATTGAAGATCAGAAGATTTGAAGATTATTTCACAAAAGAAACTTTAGATCTAACATACTTCATGGAGGTTTAAACATGTTCTTACACGATTATAATCCTGAGAAGCCACCAAAAAAACAAAATGGGCTGAAATTTCCTATCACCCTCCATGAGGTCGATGAACTACATTCTTTGAATGTGATCGAAGATCTAGCATCTTACGAAGAACCTAAATTGAAACAAAAGAAGTCGATCCCAGTAGATTTAAATAGAAAGAAAAAAAATAACAGAAATCAATTATTCTAAAAGTGGCAGATACAGATTTTCACAAAGTTTTCGAATCGGAAAGAGCCGAATGGAGAGAAAAAATCCAGGTTATTTCTTTAAGTTTGAAGAACATCAGAACTGTGGCAGAGGCACAAATCGAACTTTTTAGCACCAGACAAATTTTGATCGAGTACAGCTTCAAACTGGCATCGATCATTTCCAAGCTTTCATCAAGAGAAAGACAAGAAAGGGCAAAAAAGTTGAAGGAATACCAGGAAAACAAAGATATCAGGTATGGTAGCAATGAAACCAAAACTCTAATCGAAGGAGATCTTGCCGAGATAACACAAAAAATAGAACTCGTAGAAGGACACCGTAAATTCATGGATCAGACTGTTCAAACTGTTGACCACATGCTATATGGGATAAAACAAAGAGTTTCTTTGGAAGAATATCTGAGAGGAAGCACAATAAAATAATTTCACCTGAGCATGTTGAAGTTTACAGTTTCCGAAGATCGCCAGTGGCTCATCATGAGCAATCTTGTCACGGAAGTAGAAAAAAGACAAATTGAGATTTCTCTAACAAGAAAAGTTCACAATTGGTTTTTCCATCCTCTGGTCAAGAAAAAAATCTGGGATGGAAACATTTGTTTTGTAGAAAAAAAAGGTTTGGTTTGGAGAGTTCCGATAGGTCTATGGATGGAGATCTTTAACATAGGAAAAGAATTCGGATATGAAGTTCAGATAGAAGGCCTGGATTCATTGCTACTTTCAGATCTGACTTTGGAGGAATTCCAAAATTGGGTGAACGAATTTTTTGAAAACAAAGAAATAAAACCAAGGGACTATCAGATTGAGGCCGCCTGGAAGATCGTCAAATATCGTTATTCGGTTTCTGAGATAGCAACTTCATCTGGTAAAACACTCATTGCCTTCATGATTTTGACTTTTCTAAAATCTAGGAATTTGATTCGAAAATTCCTGATGGTGGTTCCCAGCACCAATCTTGTTTTTCAAGGAAACGACGACTTTTTGGATTATGGGATCGGGGAACTTGGAGTAAAGATACAACAGATAGGTGGGGGTAGCAAGATAAGAGAAGGCTGTGACATTATCATCGGAACATTTCAGTCTTTGGTGAAACAAGAACAAGATTTCTTTGAGGGCATAGACGCCGTTTTTGTGGATGAGGCCCATCACACTAATTCTATGTCCATCAAGAAAATCATGTCGAAATGTATGGGGACCGGGTGGCGTTTTGGACTAACCGGGACTCTTACCAAGAGGGGAACGGCAGACCATCTTACGATCCAGCAATTTTTAGGTCCGGTCATTGTGGAGATATCCCCCGACTTTTTGTTCCAAAACAAACACGCTACTCCGGTGGCAATCAAAGTTGTGATGCTCGACTGGTTAGATTCTGAAATCAAGGACAAACTAGCCCAGCTTAAATTCACCTCCCAAAATTTAGAAGGAACAGAAATTTACAACATTGAAAGAAAGATGGTGGTGGAAAGCGAAAAGAGACTTGCCTACATCGTGGATTTTGTGGCCAAAACTTCTAAAAATTCTTTGGTTCTTTTTCAATCCGTTAAGGACGAATATGGAAAACAAATTTGGAATCGTCTGAGAGAACTAGATTCCTCGAAAGAGGTTTTCTATGTGGACGGCGACACGGATGAAAAATTGAGGGAAGAGTACAAATCCAGAATGGGGGATGGAGAAAATAAAATCCTTGTTGCCACTTTCGGAACCTTTGCCACCGGTATTTCCATCAATAACCTTCACAACATTTTTCTGGTAGAATCCTACAAGAGCGAGATTCTGATCAAGCAAAGTCTCGGCAGAGGTATGAGGTTGATGGAGGGAAAGGAGAAGGTGAATGTCATCGATTTTGTGGATGATTTTTCCTCCCCAAAATACACAAATTATTTAATGAAACACGGGCAGGCAAGAATTGAAATTTACAAAAACGAAAAATTCAAGTACCAAATTTTCAAGGTAAAGCTGTAATCGAAAGAAGATATATAGGTAAAATTAAATTTGGTATGCCTCCATTACTTAAATTCGATGAATTCAATTTCATAAACGAAAATTCAACCCGGAAAAAATGGGAAGATTTGGAAGCTAGAATTAGAGCCAAAGTTCCCGAAATAGGTGGGGAAACTTGGAGAGGATCCTCGAGCTGGACGGATGCCAGTATAGACAACCCGGAAGGAGCTCTAGGAAGAATTTTGGGTGGTATTGGAATTGGTCTCTCAAAGGCTGGCAAAGCAATTTTTGGTGCCATTGGAGATAAATTTAATTCGGGTTCAAAAGGCGAAGAGGAAGCTTTCAGCCGGTGGGGTGAAAATATCCAGTCCAGCGGTAAGAACAAACAAAAAGATTATGAAGATTTTTACACCAAATCCATTTACTCCGGCAAAGAAACTTTCGGTCCTGATTTTGATGTTGAAAAACCCAGAACCAGAGAACAGAGAAAATACCGAGATTATCTTAGAAGATCAAGATCATATTTTGACATAGACTAAATGATTGCTAATTTTAACCAATTTATGAGATTAAACGAAGGCGGATCTGCCATCAAATCCTCACGTAGAATTCGAGAGGACGAAGCACAGTCCACACTGGACCACATCGAATCAACTTTATTTCCCCTTTTAGGTGGTGGTAATTTCGATGAAGATTTTTTGCTCATCGGAAGTATTGGAAAAAAGAAAAATCCGGAAGATGACTCGGGAGACGTTGATTTAGGTATTTCAAAGGAATTTCTTGTGGATCAAATGGGTTCTACACCCGAAAATGTTCTGGTAGATTTGGAACAATATTTGAAATCAGAATTACCAGAATTTCTTGGATTTGAACCCGAAATGAAGTTAATGAAGGGATTGGGTGTACTTTCTATCGGATGGCCTATTGGAGGAGAGCCTGAAAGAGGTATTGTTCAGCTCGACCTTATTCCTCTATCCGATATGGATTGGGCAAGGTTTATTTATTACTCTCCAGACTATCGTCTGGACGAATCTGTTTACAAATCTGCCCATAGAAATTGGCTATTTCAGGCCATTCTTTCCTCTTTGAAAGAGGTAGAAAGTGTGGACGATGATGGAAATATCATGGATTACGAAGGTTATGTTTTGAGATTAAGCGAAGGAATTTTCAAATCAAAAAAATCATATCGTGGAATCAAAAAACCCAGACTTTCCCGGCCACAAACCATAGAAGGAACAGCCCAATTTATTACCAACGATCCAAAAGAGGCAGTAGAACTTATGTTTGGGCCAGGAATTAGACCCGATCAAGTAAAAACATTCGAAGATGCCTGGTCCCAAGTTACTTCTCTCAATTATGTTTATAACGATAGATTTCCAGAAATCATGGAAGACTTTGTCAGATATCTAGAAAATGCTAAATTACCAATTCCCTCCGAGGTACAGGCAAAACAAAATTTGGTGCCAGATGATGTTTGATCCTTTGTACACGGCCTTGGATTTTTTCCTTGATGGCGATTCCCCCCAGGCGGTCGTCAGAGATGGAAAGTTGGTGCTGTTCAAAACAGAAAACGGTTCTTCTGGTTTAATTATCAAAACAAAACACGGGGACAGAAAAATCGTGTTGAACAACGAGGTAATTTACACTTTGGAAAAAAAGGTCTTCGAATTGATTGATTTCGAAAATTTTGATCCTCCAGGAATTCAGATTTACCTTCCTAAACTTATTTTGGCTTGGAATTCTCCTTTACAGTTAAAATCAAAGATCTTTGTTAGAAAAATTATCGAAGGAATTAGTCAGGTTATTCATTTGGATCTGGTTGAAGATTTAAACAAAGAAATGGAAAAGGCGTTTGGGATATTTACATTTGTAAAGGATCTCCCATTAAATAAATAAATTATGGCAGGAATTAATCACCTATATGATATGTACAATAAGAAAGGAGCGGAGTTTACTCAATCTCTCTTTTCTCAATTTGTTACCATCAACGAAAAGATGGATGGGTCTGCCTTTTGTTTTGAAAGAGATCTGGACACTGGAAAATTTAATTTTTATCGTAGAGATCAAAGAAATCCCATAACATTGGTCGACAGGACGTTGATGAAGTATTATGAAAAACCAATCCAGTACATCGAATCCTTGCCTCCTGATATTTTAGAGAAAATTCCAAGAGGATGGAGATTCGGTTTTGAATATTTTGCCAACACAAGTCCGGTTGAAATTGTTTACGATAGAATTCCCAAGAATCACCTCATTCTTTCTTTTGTCCACAAAATGGATTTACACGGAAAGATTGCCAAAACAATTCAACAAAAAGACAAGTTGGATACCTGGGCAGATCTTCTCGGAGTGGAAAGAAGTCCAATCATTTTCCAAGGATATCTGAATGAAACACAAAAAGAGCAGCTGACCGAATTTTTGGCAACCCCATTTCCACAGTTGGTTTCCCGTTTTCAAACACAGAGTTTTGTTAGATTCATCATTTCTGTTTTGAATCCAAAATTGAAATCATCCGCCCTGAACGATGATTTAGATAAAGACGTCGAAGGAGTGGTATTCAGATTTGGAGAACCAAACTCGGAGAACGAAACTGTGCTGGCCAAAATGGTAGATCCACTGTTCACCGATTTAGCCAAAACTAAATATCAAGAAAAGAAGGATAAAAAGCCTTCTGATTTTCTTGGGATCACACTTTTGGACGTCATGAATTTTATCCTTCAACAAGGTGTAGATTCTTTCGAGGTTGAAGGTCAGGGGGAAGACGAAAGATATATTTCTTTCATTTCTGATGTTTTTGCTAAATTTTTGGATGAAAATTCCGATAAATATAAAGGGACAGACTTTGAAGAACCTGATTATTTGAAGAAGCCCGAGTTCAGGTTGAATCGGGATTTAATCAGGGATCGTAGGGTTGCTAAATTTGTCGAAGAAGACGAGGCATACGAGTCACTGTACAAGCTGATGTTAAATTCATTCAGAAAACTTAAAACCCGTGCTTCTGGCATTGTTACCTCTGGAACTCTGGCCCAGCTAAATTTGCTAATTCAAGAAATTAAAGATCATATCGAACGTCCTAAAAAAGCAGTCAACGAATCAGAATTTGTTAGTTTTTTGGATTTTCAAAAGGATTCAAAGCCCAATGTCCAATATGTGTTGGAAGAAAGCGAGGATTCAGAGAAGAACGAGAATCCTTTACTTTCATTCGATGATTTCATTTCAAAATTAGAAAGCATCGACCAACACTCAAATAAAGGAGAAGAGCCGTTGGTTGAGAAGGAAGAAGACAAAAAGATCAACGTTATTGTGGGTCGTTTTCAGCCTTTCCATTTGGGTCATCTGAATATGGCTAAAAAATTACACGAGAAAAATAAATTACCTTCTTTTGTGATCGTTGTTTATCCGGGACACAATAAGAGCGGAAAATCCCCATTTGGCGAGCAAACAATAAATCAGTACATGGATGCTGTGGTGAAAGAACATGGTGATGTGTTAAAAGACTACATGATTGTTCCAAGGGGTTTGTTGGGATCTGCGGTGAATAAATTGGTTGAGATGGGATTTGAACCTCATCTTGTTGGTGCAGGTGAAGATCGACAGGACGATTATGCCAAACAGATGGAATACATCAAAAAAACAGAGTTGTTTGATAAATTACCGGAAGGATTCAAATTGGTTGAAACACCAAGAAGCACATCTGCCACAGAGGTGAGATCTAAATTGGAAGAAGAAGATTATTCCTCATTGAAAAAGATGCTTCCAAAATCGGTTCTCAATTTATATTCGGGTTTGGTCTCAGAGCTGAAAAAAAAATAGATATATACACAAAAAAGATCCACTGTGAAAAATTTATTCAATTATACAGATTTTCTATCCAAAAATTTGAACGAGGCCGATGGCTTTGGAACTATGCCCTTCTTGCTTAAAAAAGAAGGTGATGTTTATTACTATTTTTTCCAATTGGAAAGAGAAAAAGAAGACCCAGAGGGATTTTGTCTTATGATTGGTAAGTATTCACAATACGAGTCGATGGATGGACCTAAAAATTCATATGCTGTTTTGAATATCAACAAAATTGGAACAGAAGTTATTGAAGACATAGCCATCAACAAGGGAAGCTTGCCAGAAAAAAACAAAGTTTCTTTCAAATTATCCGGGGGTGAACTCTCAAGATTATTCGAACAAATTGGAAAGTGTATTTCCAGCTACCTGGAGAAAAATCCAAAAATCATCAGAATGGTTGACGAAATGAATTTTAACTTGGATATCAAGAACTATGGAGCATATTCTAAATCTCTGCTTTCTTTTGCTTTAGGAGAAGATTGGCACATGCAAGATGGATCGTCAAAAAAGATTTACCTTTGGAATCGATAAAAAAATCGAACTTATGCATCCAAAAATGGGAACTTTTTAGAATTTTTGATCTAAAATAAAACAAAAAACCAATTATCATGCAAACATTTGAAGCAATCAAATCTTTGGTAGAAACAGTTGAAACTGATTATGTGAAATTTTCAGTTAAAGGCAATATGTCTGCTGGCACCCGTGTTAGACAGTCTTTGCAAGAACTGAAAAAACTGGCTCAGCAACTTAGGCTTGAAATCCAAGAGGAAAAAAACAAAGCGTAATTTCTTTCTACTAATTATAAAGGCAACTTTAAGAGTTGCCTTTTTTTGTGCTTTGTGATTTTATAAAAGATATATAGATCGAAAGATTTGTATTTCTTGGAGAAACAAAAATTAGAAGAAAAGTAAAAAAAACATCTAAATAAATTTTTATGCCATACTACATCGCAAGAGTACAATTCGAATCTGGTGAAACCAAGAAAAATGGAGATCCTGTCATGTCCAAAGGAGAATTTTTGGTCGAGGCAGAATCCGTTCTGGAAGTTGAACACAAAGTTGCCCAACACCTCGAGGGTGTTTCCGGATTTTTTGAAACAATCCAAATTTCAAAATCCAAAGTCGAAGCAGTGATTTCGTGAAATAATTCAATGGAATGAAAAGAAAGAACCCGTCTCTTACCTCAAGCTACAAACCACCAAAATCTGCCAAGAAAATTCCTTCGGGAGATACGGGTTTCAAGATTGTGGATAAGGCTTTCAAACAAAGCAATGAGGCGGAGACGAGTTCTTATATGCCACCACAATCCCCAATTGCTATCCAGCCCGGAGACAAGGGATTCGAAATTGTGGGAAAGGCATACAACAAGTGGCTTTGGACTTTTCCCGAGTGGAAAAAGAAATCTTCTAAAATCATCAATCCGAATGCCAATTGGGGATTGAATGCAAAGCCTATGACCCCGGCGGAGATGAAGAAGAAAATGAAAAACCTTTATCTAAAAGAGGAGGATACATCTAGAGAGATTCTCAAAGGTGGTCTTGGGGATAATCTCACAATTTTAGATTTAGCAAAAAAACACACCGGATCTCTTGACCACGATTTATCTGGTGTTGTAGATTACCTAACCAGACAATTGGTCGATGGAGTTTTTGTTGAGATGGAACACACGGATTCCCCACAAAAAGCAAGAGAGATAGCAATGGATCACCTATTTGAAGATCCGAACTATTACATTAAATTAAAAAAAATCGAATAATAAAATGCCAGCAGTTTCAAAAGCACAACAAGCAATAATGGGCCAGGCCTGGGCCTTAAGATCTGGATCTCTCAAATTGAAAGATATAGATTCAAGATATAGGAAGATAGTTAAGGATATAGCCGATGGAGAAATGTCGGATAGGGAACTTGAAAAGTTCGCCTCTACAAAAACAAAAAGACTTCCGCATTACGTGAAAGAAACTTTTGAATATGATGACTATGAAGCAGTGGATGAGGATTCAATCAAATCCAAAACTCAATATTACAAACCAGGTGAAAAAATTCGTGTTTTGAATGTTACTTACCCAGAATGGTATTCACCTGCCAAGGGGTTCGAGAACGTTAAAGTAGGAGATGTTCTTACCATTACAGACGTTGGACAAAATGTAGTTGGTCACGTTTATTTCACCGATTTTAACGATGACTATGGATTGAGTATCGAGGATATTGAAATGCTTACTGGTAAAGTTCAAGAATCTGAATCTTTATACGAAAAGGGAATCCCGGTAGCTGGGGCAACATCTCCTTTAATTGGTTCAAAGAAAATACCAACTTTCACACCCGGTCTCAATGTTGGTGGTGGGATCAAACCAATTACCCCACATTTGAACCCCGACGTGACCAAACCAAAGGGGAAAAAGAAAATGTCACATCTGGCAGACTATCGAGATTATATTGCCACCAAAAAATCTTAATTGATGCTCCATCACCTTTTGGAATTCAAAAAATACGATCCTAGGTTAGAATACAAAACCGATACCAGGAGAGATATTTCTTTGGATGACATCAGAAAATCCGGAGCATATAGAAATATTATTGATTTAGGATTTGAAGAGGAACACTCTCACCAACAGGAATTGAATAACACCTTGAAATTTGTTAGGATAAAACACAAACAAAGAGAAAGGGGACACGGCGATGTTTTTTATACGGTTCATCCAAGTGGAATTGTCAGAAGGTACAATCCAGAAAAATCACACGAAATTCCAGAAGGAGGGGGAAATGACATCCGAAGATTTCCTAGACCCTTTAAAACTTTGAAGGATTATAACAGGGCTTTACAATATCTTTTTAATTATCTCAGAAGAAAAGAATTGAGAAACGATTACAGATAGAATACTTCAAAATATATAATCAATCGTTCATACCTATAAAATTAAAAAATATAGCCAGTGAAACATATCAAAAATTTTACAATTTTTCTTTTCGAATCTGAAGAATTCACTAAAGAGGACTATTTGAACTTTAAACAATATACAAATAATAGCAAGAAAGGGATTCCGTCAACAAAGGAACAAATGGAAGCAATGAGAAAATATCATAGAATGAAGCGTAAAGGTTTGGATCCAATTGACCCTTTCCGAGAAAAGAAGGGGGAAAAAGAAGAATTCACGGAAGAAGATCGCCGAAACTTTCAGGAATATATTAAGAAGATTTATGCTAAACCAAGATTAGAACCAACGCAAAAAGAAAGAGAAGCATATAATAAATATAGTAGGCAAAAAAGAATATTGGGTCATTCTCCTTTTAAAAGACAAGAAGAAGAATTCACGGAAGAAGATTACCGAAACTTTAAGGAATATAATAGGAAGATTTATGCTAAACCAAAATTAGAACCAACGCAAAAAGAAAGAGAAGCATATAATAAATATAATAGGATCAGAACGAAAGGATTGGATCCAATTGCTCCTTTTCGAAGAAAAGAAGAAGAATTTACGGAAGAAGATTACCGAAACTATCGGGAATATAGTAGGAAGTATCAATCTAACCGAATCAACACTAAACCAAGATTAGAACCAACTCAAAAAGAAAGAGAAGCATATAATAAATATCAAAGGCAACGAAAAATATCGAATCCAATTGCTCCTCTTAAAAAACAAGAAGAAGAATTCACGGAAGAAGATTACCGAAACTTTAAGGAATATAATAAGAAGATTAATGCTAAACCAAGATTAGAACCAACGCAAAAAGAAAAAGAAGCATATAATAAATATAATAGGATCAGAACGAAAGGATTGGATCCAATTGCTCCTTTTCGAAGAAAAGAAGAAGAATTTACGGAAGAAGATTACCGAAACTATCAGGAATATAATAGGAAGATTAACGCTAAACCAAAATTAGAACCAACGCAAAAAGAAAGAGAAGCATATAATAAATATTATAGGATACGGAGATTATCGGGTCTTCCTTCTATTAAAGGACAAGAAGAAGAATTCACGGAAGAGGAATACCGAAACTATCAGGAATATAATAAGAAGGTTAATGCTAAACCAAGATTAGAACCAACTCAAAAAGAAAAAGAAGCATATAATAAATATCAAAGAATGCTCACGAGAGGATTGGATCCAACTGCTGCTTTCACAGGAAAAATTAGAATTATAACAGCAACCGGGGATTGGTCAAAATTAACGCTAGATGGAAGCCCTTTGTTTTTGTCCCATGCTAACACTTATTTTGTAACATTCTACAAAAATCCCACAAAAGAAATGATAAAGAGACTCCTTGGGGATAGTGACCAGCCGTTTACTTGTGACCCAAAGGAAGCAAGTCAGGAAATTTTTGGTGGGGATTTTCCGTACATCAATAAAAAAGAGGGATTGATATTTGCTGCAGATCCTAAATATTCTCCAGCAGATTATGAAAATGAATTGGTTCGAACAGCGAAAACCATATGTGAAAACCCAGACGAAAACGAAAATATGGATGGGGAATATGCTTTAAATATTTTAGAGAATGGCTGGGAAAACTTCACACCTGAACACATTAACCACTTGATTTTGCTTGCTAGTGAAAGTGCAAAAAAACCATCCGCGTATAATATCTTTTCTAAGGATGATATAAAAAGAATTGATCTTTTTTTGAAATTTGCTAAATATAATTTAAAAGGTCAACCATTAAAATTAATGGATCCTAGAATAGAAATTAAATTCAAAGTAGTTTAAATTAAAAAATATGAGTTGCGGCTGCGATCAAAACCAATCATTCGAGAGACAACCAGTTCACAATCCTTTATTGGATTATGATAATCCTAATTCTTTGAACGGGAGAAGAATTTTACATAGTAATGGTACAGCATTGGAAATCATATCTCCAATTTTGAATCAAAATGATAAAAGATTGATAGGGTTCACAACCAGAAATTCATCGGGGAAATTACTTAGAATTTTTGCCGAAGATGTAGTTAGAATTTAATTTGAAATTTTATTTTGAGTGAACGATATATAGATAAATTTTAAACAAACATAATATGGGCTGCGGCTGTAATCAAATGAATCACGAACAAGGAGCACAAATGGTTTCTTCGAACCATGAAATAATTCATGATGAATTAACCGGAAAAAATATCAGACATTCTACCGGAAAGATTTTAACCATCTCTTCGCCGATTAGAGACATAAATGGTGATATTATAGGATATATAACCAATAACCAAGAAGGAAAGGTTATTCGCATTTTCGCAAAAGATGTGTCAGAAGTTCTTTAAAAAAAATTGAAATTATGTTTTTTCCAACCGGCAAAACCACACAAGGACACACAGTAGTTTGTTTATGTTGCTGTGACGACCTTCCTTATCATGAATCTAAAAACAATTCTCCGGAAGAAATTTTAGAATCTCTCTGTGAGTGGATGGTTGAAAATTCATATTGTACCGAAAATTGGCAGGTAGAAAATTACGTTCGTGAATGTGGTTATCCGAAATACAAGATGGAGGAGAGCGAAGGGGGAATGGCTAGTTTGAACTCAACCCCGGGGATGGGACCGGTGACACCACCAACAGGTCCAGGAACAAATGTAAATTTTTACGATGCCTCCAAGCAAGGATCTGGAGATAAATTTGACACTTTAACGGTAGGAACAAATTCTTCAACAATAAAATCTAAAGGAAAAAAACCAAGAAAAAGAATTATTCAATCATTTTCTGACTTTTTGGAAACAACTAAGAAATTTCAAAATTAAAAAAGATATATATAAAAAAACCCACAGATGAAAAACAAAATTTTAAACTTCGACCAATTTTCTTCGATATATGAATCTGAATTTTATATTAAAGAATCTGAATCTTCTGGAAGTAAAATAGACATAGGGCTTGATGATCTAGCGGTTAGTTCTGAACAAATAGCTGATGTAATGGCAGAGCTCGATCCTAAAGCAATTAAAGAAAGTGGGACAGGTATTAGTGCATACGGTTCAATTAAACCGGGAGAAAAAGGAGACAGGGTTAAATGGCTTCAAGGAATACTTGGATTTGAAGGTAAAGATGTAGATGGGGATTTTGGGCCAAAAACAATAAAAGCCGTTAAAGATTTTCAAAAAAATAATAAACTCACTGTAGATGGAAAAGTTGGTGTCCAAACTTTGCAAAAAATGGTTGATGTTTTGAAAGTTCCCACTGAAAAACAAAGTGAAATAAATAAATTGTTAGAAGATTTAAGGGCAAAAATGCCTCCGGAATTGTTAGCTCTTTACGAAGTTTACATCGTTAATACGGATAAATCCGGAAATAATAAAAAAATAATTTTAATACCAAAAAAAGGTGCTCAAGAAAAAGTACAAGCAGCAAGAGAAAGTGGTATGGCAGAAGGATTAAAATTGTTACTTGAGGGGGTTAAATATGCTGGCAAGGCAATTATTTGGACTGGAGCCGCTATTGTTCTAGTTACTTTAGAAACAGCTAATGCTATGATATCCGGAATCACTGCTATTTCTAAAATGGTATTGGGTGGAGCTGCTTATGTTGCAGGTGTAGCAGTTCAGGGACTTATGGAATTCGGAAAATGGATTGCTAGCGTGGGAGAAAAAGCTTGGGAGGGCCTCAAAGATGCATCTACAGAAATTTGGAAAGGTGTATGTGATGCTGTTACACTTCTTGGTAAAGCATCTCTCAAAATTGTATATGGCTTTATACAAGGAGCCCAAGCCGTTGCTTATACACTCGCTGGTGTTGCATTAACAATTTTCCAAGCAGCAGCTAACACGTTTGATGCAGCCGTCAAAGGTGTAATCTCAGCTGCAAAAGAAGTAAAAACTTTTGTAGTAAACGCAGTTAAAGCAATTGGTGATGGAATCACAAAGGTGAAGGAGACACTAAAAGCAGGTTTTCAATATGCTGTTGATGTTACAAAGAAAGCTTTGCAAGGGGCTATTCAAGGGGTTAAGAATTTTGGAAAAAGCGTTGTTGCAGCAACAGAAAGAGCTTACAGCGGGGCTGTTAGCTGGCTATCATCTATGTATGAAAAAGGAAAGAAATTCTTTGAATCTACTATGTATGAAGTCTATGGTTCAGAATTCTTAAACGAAAATCGTCATTTAATAGAATTTGGAGAACTTGAGTTTTCTTTATTATCTGATGACTTGGATTGGAGATTGTAAAAATCAAACTTTCACTTATTTCAAAAACCAGATCGTTAGGTCTGGTTTTTTTTGTTGGTACTAAGACTTCGACAAAATTGTTGAATTTATCTGTCCTGCATAGAATTCCCTTTTATTAATGTCTTGACAAATTGTCACCTTTTTTTTAAAAAATAAGACAAATTGTCGAAAATTAATGTGGAATAAATTTTGGAACAAAATTCGATTATTAAATGTTAAAAAATAACATTTATGAACAAATACCGTTTTTATCACCCTCTTGAGATGATGGATAGAATCTTATCCAACGATCTCGGTTTAGTTGATTCTGTAGATTACCAGGTCAACGAACAAGAAAATTCTTTGGAAGCCGAATTTAAAGTTCCAGGATTCGCCCAAAAAGAAATCTCATTGGAAGTAACTGATAACGTACTTCTGGTGGAGGCGAAATCCGAAACCAATAAATGGTCCAACGGATTTTCTAAAAAATACAAATTGCCGGAGAATGTGGATGGGTCTAAAATGGAGGCCAAATTAGAAAACGGCATTCTTTCTCTAAGAATCCCGAAGAAAAAGCAGGCTATCTCAAAGAAAATCGCGGTCCTCTAACCCTAAATATTCGGCAATTTCACAAAAGCTCGTTCGAATTTGAACGGGCTTTTTTATTTTTAGGCAAATGGAAAGACTGATCCAAGAAGATTATCTTTATAATCCGTGGAAAATGATGGTTTGTTGTATTCTTCTAAATCAAACAACCAACCAGCAGGTAAGAAAAATTTTAGATCCTTTATTTATTTTAATACCCGATCCCATTTCTGCTTCACAAATGGAGCCAGAGAAAATCTCAGAAATTATTCTAAGCACCGGATTTTCTTCTGTTAAAAGTCAGAGGATCGTGAACATGAGTAAAAAATGGGTGGAAGGATTTGATTCGGTTTTGGAACTTCCTGGTGTTGGCAGATATGCGTCAGATTCTTGGAAAATTTTTGTTGATAAAAATCTCAGCATCCAGGTGACAGACAAAAAGCTTCAGGCCTATTTGGATTCCGTTTTGGCGTTCCCTGAAAGTGTCTCGTGAATTCTCTGTTTGACGTACTTTAAAATTTTCTTCGAATTCTTGTGATCTTTGGCGAGTACCTTTTGGAATTCTTCTTCCTCCGCCAATTCATCAAGGTAAGAGTATAAATCAGTGGTGTTGTAAAGATCGTCTACAACCCTGGGCATTTGTGTGTAGGCGGGGCGGTAATTTCTAGAATTTACATTGTCTTTGTACCATTCCCCGGGTACTGCCACGCTACCTGGAGCGAAGGCGCTCCAGTTTTCTGAAACGAAATTTCCGAAACTTTTAAGATTGTCCAACATAAGTGTATATATCCATTCAGGATTTCATTTATGATAGTAGATATTGAAAATAAAGGTGAAGAACTTAAAATTTCGACCTTTACAGAAGAAGGTGGAATCAAATTCATTAACGTTCCAATTCCACCAGAGGAAAGATTTGTATGGCAAATTTGTTCGCACAGTGATAGGGACCGGGATAAAACTTGGAAAAATTGGGAAGGATCCTCAATCAAAAAGCACAAAAATACGAAGTACGACAAATATCGAATTTTACAATTGCTCGAAGAGGCAGATCCAGAACTAACCAAGCCTCTCTGGGAATTCCAAACACCCAAAAAATTCTTTGTGGATATTGAGGTCGAAATGACCGACGAGATGAAAGATTCTTTGGATACAGAGAAGGCAAAAAATAAAATTTTGTCCATCGGGATAGCCACAGATAAATGCAAATTGATTGTCCTGGGGCTGGATGATTTGGACGCCGAACAACAAGGATTGATCTACCAACAGGTCAACGAGTATTTACAACAAACAGGAGACACCTGGGACTTTAAGTACAAAAAGTTTGAGTCTGAATACGACATGCTTTACACCTTCTTCAAGGATATAGCATCCAAAATGTCAGTCATCACAGGTTGGAACTGGTTTGGTTATGACTGGCCTTATCTTATCAATCGGGCGAAGAGGCTTGGGATAGATCCTAAGATCATTTCTCCGAGTGGTTATTTGATTGGTCAAAATCAACTTCCAGCCCACATTCTCATGGTTGACTATCTTGAAATTTACAAGAAGTGGGATAGGGTAATAAAAATCAAAGAAAGCAATCGTTTGGATTATGTTGCAGAAAAAGCAACCGGATTGAAAAAAATCCATTATGAGGGAACACTCCGAACCCTTTACCAATCGGATTTCACCAAATTCATTTTTTACAACGCAATTGACTGTGCACTGGTTCATTACATCGACAAGAAATTAAAGACGATGTTGACCTTCTTTAAAATAGCGAATTTAAACGGGGTTGAGATCAATAGGGCTTTGTCCCCAGTTTGGTCTACCGAGGTGATGATGATGAGAAAATTTCTTGATCGAAAACAGGTTTTTGTGCAAACAAGAAAGGATGAAAATCACGTCAAATTTGCTGGTGCATATGTCAAAGATCCAATTGTTGGATTGCACGAATGGGTAGCATGTTATGACTTCGCTTCTCTGTACCCCAACACGATCGTGCAGTGGGGAATCTCGCCCGAGGTTTATAAAGGTAAAAATTTATTGGACACAAAAGAAAGTTGGATCAAAACTTCCTCCGGAGCTGTGTTTGGAGGAGACGATGAAGATCCGATTTTGAAGTCGATCATTAAGGACCTGTATGCCAAAAGAAGACAGGCCAAGGATAAGATGTTAAAACTTCAAATAGAAATCGACCAGTTGGAGAAACAATTAAAAAAATTAACGTAAGAATTCCACATCAGACCCCAAGTTTCTAGGTCGGGCTTGATATATAAAATCCAATGGGAAAAAGAATGATTTATTTGATTGCAAACCTGTCTAGTGGGAAAGATGTACTATCAAATTAGAAGTAATTATAACACCGAATACAGAAAAATTTAAAAGAAAAATGGAGAATAAGAATTTTCAACAATGTGCACAGATTGATGTCAATAACGACTATCAAGATTTAAGAGAAAAAGGAAATGATGCTTTAGAACTAATCTATAACATGCAGAAATCGATCCAAGAAGAAGTATATGGATACAACTTTGAAGAGATCCGGTCTTCAATTGGAAAGTTAAAAGAATTTATTGATTGGAACGAGGAAGCAATCCGAGACGAGGACAGGGAAATGCAAAATGCTCTTACCGGAATCCACACTTATCCTTCCTGTTGGAAGCCTTGGAAATCAAAACACAAAGAAGCAATGGCAAGATCCCTTTCGGATTTAACTGAAGAGGAATTGAAAGAACTTAGATATGAATGGATAGACAAGTTACATTTCATAATGAATGAAGCCATTGCAATTGGATTAACCCCTGAAATGATTACTAACTACTATGTTGCTAAGAATAAGCATAACGTAGAGAGACAAAATAGACCAGGCGGATATTAATTTACTAAATCTTACTCAAAACATAAAAATAAATAGAAACCCTATGATGGAAGAATATTCGTTACCAGAACCGATCCTACAAGAAAATCCAGATCGATTTGTCATTTTCCCAATTCAACACGATGAACTTTGGTCTCAGTATAAGAATCAAATGGCATGCATTTGGACTGCCGAAGAAATTGATCTTTCTTCAGATCTGGATCATTGGAGAAACGAATTGAACGAGGATGAAAAACATTTCATCAAACACGTTTTGGCCTTCTTCGCAGCTTCGGATGGAATCGTGAATGAAAATTTGGCAGAGAACTTTGTCAGAGAAGTTCAATACACGGAAGCAAAATTTTTCTACGGGTTTCAAATCATGATGGAAAACATTCACTCTGAAACCTATTCTTTGTTGATTGATACCTATATTTCTGACCCCCAGGAAAAGCACCGTCTATTTCACGCCATTGAAACTATTCCTGCCGTGAAGAAAAAAGCAGATTGGGCGCTGAAATGGATTAACTCGCCGCATTTTCAAGAGAGATTGATTGCTTTTGCTGCAGTAGAAGGAATTTTCTTTTCTGGATCTTTCTGTTCAATCTTTTGGTTGAAGAAAAGAGGTCTGATGCCAGGTCTTTCTTTTTCCAATGAACTAATTTCACGGGACGAGGGACTGCACTGTGACTTCGCTGTTCTTCTTCACAATAAATATCTTTCAAACAAAGTTTCGGAAGAGAGAATCAAGGAAATTATTGTCAGCGCCTTGGCCATCGAAAAAGAATTTATTTTAGAATCTCTTCCGGTGAGACTGATTGGAATGAACTCTGATCTTATGAGTCAATACCTGGAATTTGTAACAGATAGACTTTTGGTTTCTTTGGGATGTTCGAAGGTATATGGGTCGGAAAATCCATTTGACTTCATGACCAACATTTCTTTACAGGGTAAAACCAACTTCTTTGAAAAAAGAGTGGCTGAATATCAGAAGGCGGGAGTTCTCAATGCATCATCCGATGCTTTTGATTTGGATGTAGATTTCTAAAAAAAATTCATAAAAATGTTTGTAAAAAAGAGAGATGGTTCGAAAGAAGCAGTCAGATTTGATAAAATCTCAAATCGGATTCGAAAGGTAACCTATGGATTAAATTCTGACTTCGTAGATGCTATGGAGATAGCACAAAAAGTTATTGCCGGTATTTATGATGGAATTTCAACTTGGGAACTGGATAATTTAGCAGCAGAAACAGCTGCTTCTTTGATTCCACGACATCCAGACTACTCCATCTTGGCTTCTAGAATAGCGGTTTCAAGATTGCACAAATCTACAAAGAAAAAATTCTCGGAAACTATCCAGGATTTGTTTTCCTACATCGATCCCGAAACCGGATTGGAATCTGGTTTGATCTCCGAAGAAACCTATCGGGTGGTGATGGAACATAAAGACACTTTGGATTCAGCCATTATTCACGATCGGGATTTTAATTTCGAATATTTTGGTTTTAAAACACTCGAGAAAAGTTACCTTCTCAAGATGCTCGGCAAACCGGCAGAAACCCCTCAACACATGTACATGAGAGTAGCGGTTGGAATTTGGGGGGATGACATCAAAAACACGATTAAGACCTACGAGTTGCTTTCAAATCACATGATGACTCACGCAACTCCGACACTTTTTAACGCCGGAACGAAAAAGCCTCAATTGTCTTCCTGTTTCTTGTTAACCATGTCGGAAGATTCTATCCCCGGAATTTACAAAACTCTTTCCGACGTTGCCTTGATTTCTCAGCATGCCGGGGGAATTGGTTTGGCAATTCACAATGTTAGAGCAACAGATTCTTACATCAGAGGAACAAATGGTAAATCAAATGGGATTATACCTATGCTTAGAGTTTATAATGAAACCGCTAGGTATGTTGACCAATGTTTTGTTGGTGAAACTTTGATTAAAATGGAAGGCGGATTCTCTAGAATTGATGAAATATATCCTGGGGATTTTGTTATCTCTTCAGATGGTAATAAACACGAGGTAATTCAAAATTTGGATTACCCCATTGGAGATAAAAATTTAATATCAGTTCAAACGGAAGATGGAGAAAACATAGTAACAGAAGATCATCTTTTTTTAGTTGTTAGAAACGGATCATCTATTGACAATTTAGAAGAAAAGTTATCTATGGGAATTGTAGAAGCAGAGTGGATTGAGGCAAAAAAATTAACGGATAGCGATATTTTACTAAAAATGTAAAATTATTTCAAAGTAAAAATAAAATTCATAAAATGGCAAACATCTTTTTACATCACCCTCTACAGGATGGAGAGCTCCATGAGGAATCATCTGTACTTTCTGTCTCTAAATTGAAATTCAATAAGGTAACAAAAGTAGAAAAAATATCAGGTAGGGAAGGAAAAGTTTACGATCTGCGAATTTCTGAGATTCCTAATTACTCTACGAATGTATCAATTGTTCACAATGGGGGTGGAAAGAGAAAGGGAAGCTTCGCCATTTATCTAGAACCTTGGCATGCTGATGTTGAAGATTTTCTGGACTTAAGAAAAAATACAGGTAAAGAAGAAAGAAGAGCCAGAGATTTGTTTTTGGCTTTGTGGATTCCCGATTTATTTATGGAGAGGGTTCACGAGGATTCTACCTGGTCTTTGTTTTCTCCATCCGAAGTTCCCAATTTACATGAAAAATTTGGAAAGGAATTCAATGCCGCTTATTTGGAAGCAGAAGAGGCTGGGAAGGCCAGAAAAACAATTAAGGCCCGGGATTTGTGGGGCAAGATTTTGGATTCACAAATTGAAACCGGAACCCCATATATTTTGTATAAGGATGCGGCCAACAGGAAATCCAACCAACAAAATTTAGGTACAATCAAATCTTCTAATTTGTGCACAGAAATTATAGAATATGCCAGTAAAGACGAAACTGCAGTTTGTAACTTGGCTTCGATCGCGGTGAATAAGTTTCTGAAATCTACAGACGCAAGAACCTCCAAGATTGCCAGAAAAAAATGCGAGGTAGATCACGAATTGCTTTACAATGTTGCCTACCAAACAACATTAAATTTGAACAAGGTAATTGATGTTAATTTTTATCCAACCCCAGAAACTAAAAATTCGAATTTCAGACACCGCCCAATTGGCATTGGAATTCAGGGTTTAGCTGATCTTTTTGCCATTATGGGATTGCCATTTACATCTCCAGAGGCAAGAAAAATCAACTCTGAAATTTTTGAAACCATTTACTTCGCTTCTATGTCTGCTTCTGTGGATTTGGCTAAGAAAGAAGGTCATTATGAGAGTTTTCCTGGATCTCCTCTTTGCCAAGGCAAATTCCAATTTAACCTCTGGGACGTTACAGATTCCGAACTTTCTGGTAGATGGGACTGGGATAAATTGAGAAAATCTGTGATGAAACACGGATCCAGAAATTCTTTGCTTCTGGCACCCATGCCAACCGCGAGCACAGCTCAAATTATGGGAAACAATGAAGCATTTGAACCTTTTACCTCCAATATTTATACAAGAAGAACCCTGTCGGGAGAATTTATCATCATCAACAAATATCTTGTGAAAGATCTAATCAATTTGGGTCTTTGGAATGAAGATGTTAAAAATTTGATTATCATCCACAAAGGATCTGTTCAAAACATTCCAAACATCCCCGATGACATCAAGGAGGTTTACAAAACGGTTTGGGAAATCAAACAGAAAGATCTTATTGAGATGTCTGCAGAAAGAGGTAGATTCATTTGTCAATCCCAATCTCTCAACCTTTTCATTGAAGGTGTTAACGCTGCCAAATTAACTGCCGCCCATTTCCATTCTTGGAAATTGGGTTTGAAAACTGGCATGTATTATCTTCGCACTAAGTCCGCTGTAGACGCCATGACTGGACTTGGGATAGACGTTTCTAAATATCAGACAATACCAAAAAAAGAAGAGCCCAAAGTTTTCAAAAAGACTTTGGAAACCCCAAATGAAGAATTACAAGTTCTGGCCAACCAAACTTTAGAAGATTTAAGTTGTAGTTTGGACAACCCAGATGATTGTATCGCCTGTGGATCTTAATTTTACATTTTAATAAAAACCATGACAAATATTTTAATCTTTAACACCAAAAAACACACCCTCCAGGTAGAATCTGAATCACGACATCTAAGAGGAGTGTACTCTGAAATCATGACCATTCAACTTTCTCAAGCCCATTACAATTTTTATGAGGTTTATCAAGAAAGCCAAGATTCAAGAAGAGTTCCCCTTTTCAGATTCCCAATTCAAAATACGATTATTAAATATGAGCACAGTTAAAAAATTCGACGAATTTGTCCACCTTCACGAAAGAGAGCTTCCTGATTTTCAGGGCAAGATCTTAGTAATCATGGGCCCTCCTGGATCCGGGAAAGGGACCTTCTCAAAAAGACTTTCTGAAAAAGAAGGTTACAATCATATTTCTACTGGGGATTTGATTCGAAAATCGAAGGACCCAGAATTAAAAGCGAAGATTGCAAAGGGCGAGTATATTGACGATGGAACGATGGTATCAATGCTCAGAAAAGAACTTAAAAAGTTAGATCCTGGAATGGGAATCATTCTCGACGGATTTCCTAGAACGGTTAAACAGGCTGGAATGTTGGACTCTTTGCTCGGTAAAATGGGATTAGGTCTAAGCCACACAATCTATTTGGATTTGGACGAAAAAACCGCTACGGATAGGATTTTATCCAGAGCCGAAAAAGAAAATCGTGAGGATGACAAAGATCCAGAGGTAATTAAAAAAAGATTCCAAACCTACACGGAAAAAACTGCTCCTCTGATCGATCTGTACACCAAAAGCAGAAAATTGAAAAAATTCGACTCTGGTGTAGGAATAGATCGTTTATACAAAAAAATTGTGAACCAACTGAATCTCAAAAAAACCGATTCTAAAACAAATTAAAAGAAACAGGTCAACCTGAATCACATTTAATTTATGTCAAAATACAAGGTAGATTTACTGACGGGATTTGTAGAAAACTTCGAAGAAGAAATTCATCTGAAGAATAAAATCGAAATGTCACATTTTAGCCAGGTTGGTAAAATAGGAATACAGCTCGAAAATTATTTGTTTAAAATTGGGATGGATCTCAAGCCAACAAAATTGGCGGCAGGACCCAATCCAACTTTACATGTCAAATTTCGAAGAAAGCTTTCTGATTCATTCCTGGCGGAAACCCTAATTGGATTCTTCGTTGAAAGTGGAATAAAATTCAAACAGCACCTTCATTCTGGATCCTTTCCTTTATTCACTGTAAAGAATGATACGGTCCCAGAACTTTTGGAAGGGATTGGATATTCTTTATTTTCCATTTATTCGCCGAGTTCTAATGGATTTCTCGGAATAAAGTTGGAAATATTAACAACAAATCAAATTGTGAAAATTTTGGATTCGAAATTGGCAAATTTAACTTTGTTGATTTGGACTGGACGAACTTTAAAAAAATCATCCTTTGCAAATACTCAAAACATACCAGAGGAAAATAGTTCGGATTTCTTGGACCTTGAACTGGTTTCCGAATCAAAATCAAATCCCATCCGTATAAAGGCGAACTTTACCAAATCTAGTCTTCTGGGTTACACGTTGGAGAAAATTTTAGAAATTCAGAAAATCTGAAATTTTTTCAAAAAATTAGATATAAAAAGAAAGTTTTTTTATGTCTAAATCCACAAAGAATAAACCAAAATCCAAAAAATCTCCATCTAAATCACTAACTTCTTTAACGGGTTTACCCCACAAACAAAAGTTCACCTTTTGTTTGGTCATGATCGTCAAAGACGAAGGTGACACAATTCGCAAATGTCTTGAAAGAGTTGCACCTTATATTTCCTATTGGGTAATCTGTGATACTGGTTCTCGGGACAATACCATTTCTGAGATCAGGAGTACCATGGAAGAATTAAATATCCCGGGCGAACTCCATGAAAGACCTTGGGTTAATTTCGAAGTTAATCGAACAGAAAGTTTGGAATTATCCTATGGAAAGTGTGATTATCGATGGATTATTGATGCCGATGATTTATTTGAAAATTTAAATCCAGGAACAAATCCCTTTTCAGATTTACCAGACGGAGTAGACTGCTTTCAAATTCAATACAAGTTGAATTCTTTGCAGTACTACCGGGCTCAAATTGTGAAGTCTGACCAAAATTGGGTTTACAAAGGGGTTCTTCACGAATATTTAGATTTGCCTGGAAAACAACCTTTATATCAGGCACAAATCCCCAACGACAGATGTTTGGTGAACGCCAATATCTCCCCGTTAAAAAGAGCTTCTTCTTTGGAAGAAAAGTACTCTAAAGACGCTGAAATTTTGGAGAAAGCTTTAAAGGAGGATCCCACCAATACCAGATACATGTTTTATCTCGCCCAAAGTTATCGGGATTCAAACCAAAACCTAAAGTCTCTACAAGCCTATGAAAAAAGAGCCAACGCTGGGGGATGGCCAGAAGAGATCTACTACTCTTTGTACATGATTGGAAGGTTGAAAGAAAAACTCGGGAGACATCCGGACGAGGTCATTCAGGCCTATTCTAAAGCTTGGGAATTCAGACCAGAAAGACTTGAGGCGGTATTTCACTGTATGAGAAAATTGAGGGAGCAAAATCGGTTTGTGTTGTCTTTCACCTATGGTACGATGGCCATGAAGAATCCAGGAACCGGAGACATCCTATTTATCGAACCAGAAATTTGGCAATGGAGGTTGTTGGACGAATTTTCTTTGGCTGCCTATCACACTGGAAATCCGGAAATTTCCTACGAAAAAATGAAACAAGTTACCGAAATGCCTTTTTTCGGATCATTTCATCCAGGGGAAAAAGAAAGAATCCTCAGAAATTTAGAAAACTTCAAAAAGGCAGCAGCCATGAAGCTAAATTCACAAAATCAACCGGCTTCAGCATAAAAGAAAAAAGATGGAAGTGCTCTCGATGTATCCTGTTAAAAAGTCAGATCTTGGCTTCCATGGAAATTTGTTCGGCGGTCAGTTGCTGAAATGGATTGATGCTGCTGCTGCTGGATATGCCATGCAGCTGTGTGATTCTCCAAGAATGGTAACTGTGTCCATAGATAAATGCTTTTTCGAAAGGCCTGCAAAAGAAGGTCAACTTTTAAAAATTTATGGAAATCCGGCTGAAATCGGCACAACGTCGGTTACAATTTATATCGAGGCAAGAGCACACAACGTGTACACTGGAGATCAGAAAGTAATTCTTAGAACAAACATCAAATTTGTGAGGATTGACGAGGAAGGAAACCCAATCCCTATCTCGGAACGATCAAAAACCCGTATTTCGGAAAAAATAAAATAATTTTCACAAATCTAAAAATAAAAAATTAAAATGAAACAATTACTTATAATCCTGCTTGTTCTACTTAGCTCAATGTCATTCGCCCAAAAACCTATGGTTGGTTTTACCCAAGAAGAAATCAAACATCGAAATAGACTTGAATTTAAAATAACCGAATGGGATGTGATTAGACAGGATGAATATTGGGTAATGTACACTGCTAGCCCTTACCTTGATATGACCACATTTTATTTCTTTAGATATGGTGGGACAAAAAACTTTTTAGCCAGCCACTCAACAAAAGATGACGATGTTGCGGTTAGGTTGTACCAAAGTATTATGAAATCTCATCACGATTTGGGGGATAATAAATTTTTAAGTAAAGAAAATAATTTAATATGTGAGTATAATTTTTATAAAGAAACAAGTACACATAATTTCATTTATTTCACATCTGAGGGTAAAAATATTTTTAAGAATTAAACAAAACACTTATTTGAAATTTTTTTGTTGAAAAGAAGAATATATAAGTTATGCAAATACCCGATCCAGAATTGTGGTCAAAGATCCACAACCAAAAAGTTTTCGAGATTGTTAATTTCGAAAGATTCAATTATCACATAGATAACAATCTTTCACTTTCTGAGAGCGTCTTCAGAATTGGTTCAGAATCATGGTTTCAGATGATCAATGAGGCCAGAGAACTTTGGGAAAACAACGTTTTGAATTTTAATGAGGATGAACTATTTTTTCTGGAGTCAGATCTAGGTAAAAGAGATTTTTTCGAAGGTGTTGAAGTTTGGCTTGACGTTCCATTTCTAGAAGAAGACCTACACGAGGCGGAATATAGAGGGAGAAAAGTAAATCTCAATAGACCTTTCAGAACTTCCGGAGGTCCTAGAAAATTTGGTGTTTACACAAAAAATGAATCCGGAAAAGTTGTTTTAGTTAGATTTGGACAGCCAGGAATGAGGGTGAGAAACGACGACCCTAAACGGTCAAGGTCATTCAGAGCCAGACACGGATGTGATAACCCTGGCCCAAAATGGAAACCTAGATATTGGTCCTGTAATGTTGCCAGATATCGCAAACTTCTGGGCATA